TTTATCGCGGCGGTCTTCTAAAATTCCCCGGGGGAAGGTTTTTGGTAGGCAAACCGACAGTGTTCTCTGCAAAACAGGTTCCAAAGTGGCCAGGGACTATGTCAAACTAACTGAAAAGTTTCACCGGCATTTTATTATCGGGCTTTTGAGAGCGTCTCATAGCCCGTTTTCTATATTTAGGAGGGTCCTATGAACTGTAACAGTAATGTAAATGAGCAGTTTCGCAAATCTGTACTGGTTTCAGTTGACGATGTAGGTCAGATTATTGAAACTGTGAATGAAGAATCACTTCTTTTAGGACAGGCTGTGTATCAAAGCGGTACAGCACTTGAACTATCGGAGTCTTATCATCGAATCAAACGCAAAGGTCTCTATCGAGCAGATGCGTCGATCGTGTTTATTCCGAAGGACGATGGCATCATCACAGTTCGAATGCTGTTGAGTGGATGTATGCTTCCCTCTTCTCAAACTCGGCTCACTGTCGAGAAGAACAAATATTACACGATTCATTCTTGCGTCCCTGCATTTGATCGAATCTTCAGTTTGGAACTTACGCCAAAACTCGAATTGGCAATTGCCGGTGTGCCGGGAATCGTAGTTCGTACAATGCTCAGCACGACAAAGCTCGCCTGACTTTATAGAAAGGAGACAGTGAATGAGTAAAGCAAAAACACCGGACTCTTCCAGTTCTCCTCGGAAGATCAGACCGGCTATTTCGCCAGAAGCTCGTGATAATCAGTTGATTGCACTGGCTTACAATCTGGTAGAGAAACGTCTTCTGGAAGGCACTGCATCTTCACAGGAGACTACACATTTTCTGAAACTTGGCTCTGCTAGGGAACGCAAAGAACTGGAGATTCTCGAATTACAGAAAGAGTTGATTGCAGCAAAGACAAAGAACCTTGATTCGATGCAGGAGCTGAAAGCACTTTATGCTGATGCACTGGCTGCCATGGCTGACTATCAAGGCAGGAGGTCTGACAGCAATGAATAAATGCTATTCAGAGCTTATTCAGTTACCAACCTTTCAAGAGCGGTTCGATTATCTATTCATTGGAAACGGTGTAGGGTATGAAAATTTCGGATGGCGCCGCTACCTGAATCAGGCACTTTATCATTCGCCCGAATGGAAGCAATTTCGCAACCGAGTCATCATCCGCGATTGTGGACGCGATCTGGCTTGTGAAGGTTATGAGATCTTTGAGCCGATCATTATACATCATTTAAATCCAATCACCTATGATGACATCTTGAACCGCGATCCATGTATCTTTGCAATGGAGAATGTAGTCTGTGTTCGTGATCGAACGCATAAAGCAATTCACTATGGTGACGCATCACTTCTGGTAGATCTTCCGCCAGAAAGAAAACCAAACGATACGTGCCCGTGGAAGAAATCTGAGTAAAGGAGGGCGTCATGCAGGACAGTATTCTTATGACAATTCGAAAGTTGGTCTGTGGAAATCCCTATGCAGATCACTTCGATACCGATCTACTTGTTCATATCAATGCTTGCTTCTCGATCTTAAATCAGTTAGGCGTCGGTCCAGAAAATGGATTTGTTGTCACAGACGAAACGCAGAGCTGGAGTAGCTACATTGCAGACAACTATATCCTGAATATGGTGAAGACCTATGTTACGCTGAAGGTAAAAAAGATCTTCGACCCACCTTTGACAAGTTCAGTTTTGGAAGCAATGGACAAGGAAATCAGCCAGTTGGAATGGCGGCTCAATGTAGCTGTTGATCCGGCAACATAAACAAATAAGGTGGTGAAACTCAAAATGGATAATCATCTTGAGCATCATGGGATCATCGGTATGAAATGGGGCGTACGACGTTACCAGAATAAAGATGGGACCCTGACAAACGCGGGAAAGAAGCGATATTCGACAGATGGTGATGCTGGTTCTCCTGCACCGAATTCTGGCGTAGGTAAGAAAACAGATACATCCAGCAAAAGTGTTAGTGAGATGAGTGACGAAGAACTTCGCTCCCGACTCAATCGCATTAACATGGAAGATCAGTATAATGCGGCCATGGCAAAGCGAAATCCTCAAAAGAATCAGCGCGTTAATAAGCTCGTGAACGACCTTGCTGAGCAGGCCGTCCGTAATTTTGCACAGAAAGGCATCGAGAAACTTGTTAAGAAAGTATTCGATGACAAAGAAAGCGACACGATTACAAAATATGATACGACGGATTTAAGTAAAGTTGGAGATAAAGCATTGGCTGCCATGCTCAAACGCGCTTCAACAGAGAATGCACTGAGAAAACTTCAGAATTCTTGAGGTGCTAAGCCATGTCTCTGTCCAACACTGCAACCCCGATTTATTACGGTCAGTTTCGCGATGCTGTTCTGCGCGGCGAGATTCCCGTATGTCGGGAAGTCGCGATGGAGATGAATCGTATTGACGATCTGATTGCAAATCCAGGCGTGTATTACGATAATGAAGCCGTAGAAGGATGGATTAAATACTGCGAGAATGAATTAACATTGACTGATGGATCTGACATGAACCTGCTAGACTCCTTTAAGTTGTGGGGTGAGCAGATCTTTGGCTGGTACTATTTCATCGAACGCAGCGTGTATGTCCCCAATCCCGATGGTCATGGCGGTCACTATGAACGAAAGGTTATTAAGAAACGACTTGTCAATAAACAGTATCTGATCGTTGGACGAGGTGCAGCAAAATCGGTTTATGATTCTTGTCTGCAATCATTTTTTCAGAATGTTGATACTAGTACAACCCATCAGATCACAACAGCTCCAACGATGAAGCTCGCGGAAGAGGTCATGTCTCCACTTCGGACTGCCATTACTCGAAGCCGCGGACCATTGTTTAAGTTTTTGACATTTGGCTCTTTGCAGAACACAACTGGTAACCGTGCCGACCGTGTTAAACTGGCCTCCACAAAGAAAGGCATTGAAAACTTCCTGACAGGCTCGCTCATCGAGGTTCGACCAATGAGCATCAACAAGCTTCAGGGCCTCCGTTGTAAGGTGGCAACAGTTGATGAATGGCTTTCTGGCGATATCCGGGAGGATGTCATCGGTGCAATTGAGCAGGGCGCATCCAAGGTCGATGACTATTTGATTGTTGCTACCAGCTCAGAAGGTACCGTACGTAATGGCGCCGGCGATACGATCAAAATGGAGCTTATGAATATCCTGAAGGGCGAATATCCGAATCCCCACGTTTCTATCTGGTGGTATCGGCTGGATTCCATTGACGAAGTTGGGAATCCCGATATGTGGCTGAAGTGCAATCCGAATATCGGTAAAACGGTGAGCTACGAAACATATCAGCTGGACGTGGAACGTGCTGAAAAAGCACCTGCTGCTCGGAATGATATTCTGGCCAAACGATTCGGTATCCCGATGGAGGGTTACACCTATTACTTTGCGTATGAAGAGACGCTTCCGCATAAGCCTCATTCTTTCTGGCAGATGCCATGTGCCTTGGGCGCGGACCTTTCCAGAGGCGATGACTTCTGTGCATTCACTTTCTTATTCCCGTTAAGCAGAGAAGACTTTGGGGTAAAAACACGATGCTACATTACTGATGTAACTCTGTCAAAGCTGCCGCTTGCTATGCGCAACAAGTATGAGGATTTCATGAAAGAAGGAAGTCTGATCGTATTGGAAGGCAGCGTTCTCGATTTAGATGTTGTCTATGATGATTTGGATGAACATATTATCCAGACTGGATACGACGTGCGCTGCTTTGGCTATGACCCGTACAATGCCCAAGACTTTGTCGAGCGTTGGACACGCGAGAATGGCCCATTTGGCATTGAAAAGGTTATTCAGGGTGCAAAGACTGAGTCTGTTCCGTTGGGCGAGCTAAAGACGCTTGCTGAACGGCGCAGCCTGATCTTTGACGAGCAGCTTATGACCTTCACAATGGGCAACTGTATCACATTGGAGGATACAAATGGCAACCGAAAACTCCTGAAGAAGAGGCATGATGAAAAGATCGACTCTGTCGCAGCGCTGATGGATGCCTATATTGCCTATAAACATAATAAAGACGCATTCGAATAAAGGTGGTGACGCTATGGACGTTTATTTATCCCATCATGGGATCATTGGTATGAAATGGGGCGTACGACGTTACCAGAATCCAGATGGCTCACTTACCCCTGCTGGTCAAAGACGACTCGACAAAAAGGACAATAAGTGGGCTAAGAAGAACTATGACAAAATCGTAAAAAATGCGCATAAAAAGGTATCGGGAGAGCTAGACGAGTATGGAAATCAGCTACTTCGCGATGCCTCTTCTTATAATTCACGCGGACGAATCAGCAATACGGCGATCAATGCTTATAACCGTCGGATGGCTGAGCTGATGAACACGGCTGTAACAGATTTAAGAGCGCCATCAGGCAAGGTCGTGCAGTTTGTGGCAAAGCGAGGAGAACTTGGTGTTCATATGGCACTTGCGACTCCGAACTACGATATGAGTCAGCTGAAAAACGGCATCTGGTCTTCTGGACGTATTGCCTATAAGAAGAAGTCCGTTGATATGGCGTGAACATAGAGATCTCTATTGCAGGAGGTGATGAACATTCGATGAAAGAAACACTCGGTTCCAAGTTCAAACGAGCTTGGAATATTTTTATGAATCGAGATCCCACAAGTTATCAAGGAGTGTTATATTCCGGGTCTAGTTACGGATATCGGCCCGACCGAATTCGTATGACGCGAGGTCATGAGCGATCAATTGTTACAGCTATCTGTAACCGTATTGCATTGGATGTTTCGGCAATCAGTCTTGTCCATGCGCGTGTAGACGAAAATGGTCATTTTCTGGAATACATCGATGATACCCTGAACCAATGCTTGACCGTTGAAGCAAATATTGACCAGACGGGACGAGCGTTGCGGCAGGATATCGTAATGTCAATGCTCGATGAAGGGTGCGTCGCTGTTGTCCCAGTCGAAGCAGATTTTGACCCTGATGAGAATAACAGCTACAAAATCTATTCCTTGCGGACAGGAAAGATTCTGGAATGGATGCCTCAGCATGTGCGAGTCAGGCTTTATAACGAGACGACTGGACGATTTGAAGAAGTCGTTGTGGCCAAAAAATACACAGCGATTATGGAAAATCCTCTGTTCGCTGTGATGAATGAACCGAACTCCACGATGCAGCGCTTGATTCGGAAGCTGAACATTCTTGATGCAATTGATGAGCAGAGTGGTTCCGGAAAGCTTGATCTGATTATTCAGCTCCCGTATGTCATCAAGTCACAAGCTCGAAAAGAACAGGCTGAACAGCGCAGACGAGATATTGAACAGCAGCTTTCAGGATCGAAATATGGTATCGCTTATACCGATGGTACCGAGCATATCACACAGCTCAATCGCGGTGTCGAGAATAATCTGATGAGCCAGATCGAGTATCTGACAAAGATGCTGTATTCTCAGCTTGGCATTACAGAGAGCGTCATGGATGGTACGGCGAATGAAGAAACGATGCTGAACTACCATAATCGGACAGTAGAACCGATTCTGGCAGCTATCGCCGATGAAATGACTCGAACATTCCTGACAAAGACTGCCAGAACGCAGAAGCAGGTCATCTCCTTCTTCCGTGATCCGTTCAAGCTTGCGCCGGTCTCCCAGATTGCAGAAATTGCTGATAAGTTCACTCGTAACGAGATCATGACAAAGAACGAATTTCGTTCGATCATCGGTATGCGGCCATCTGATGATCCGCGTGCTGATGAACTCCGTAACAGTAACATCAATCAGGCTGATGCAGAGCCAGCATTATTGGAAGGCACCGAAGACGTCGAAGAAACTCAAAATGGTGAGTTCATGACACAAGAAGAGTATGAAGCTGCGCTTGCTGATCTTGATGATCTTGATGCACAGTTAGACGATTTGGAAAAGGAGCTGGATACATGACTAATGAGATTCTGCACTATGCCAGTCCTTACTATGACCCGGTGAAAGCTCATGAGTATTACATGAAGCATCGCCAATTGAAGGGCCGTACTTCCACGGCTGGCCTGAATGATGAAGGAAAAGCTGCTGCAAGTTATGTGAAAGAACAGCTTACGACGGAACGTAAAGCGAAAGTCGAAGCGAATAAAGAGGATACCACAAACCAGATCGATAAACTTCGTGAGCAAAAGAAGTCCAACATCGCAGCTCATAAAGCAGCGATGCAGCGGCAAATCGATCAGTTGCGGGCCAAACTCAGTTCTATGTCCTCTACTGACAAGCAAAAGAACCGAGCCCGGATTTCGTCTAGCATTTCAGCATTGCGTGAACAAAACGCCGCTGAGCGAGAACGTTTAAATGCTGAATTCCAAGCACAGAGCAAGGCTCTCCGGACTGCGCAGAAAGAAACCAACGAGAATCTCAAGACAGAATACGACGATAAGTACCTATCTGAACTTGAGAAGATTAAGGCGAATCCTGCATTCCAGAAAGCCAAAGCTAGTCGGTCTGGCTCAAAGAAATCTTCCAGCAGCAAGAAAACCAAGAAAGATCTTAGTTACTACATGAGAGGAGCACCGATTCACGTATGAAACTGAAATACCCTGATTGTGACTTTCATGGCTATGCTACGAAAGCCAATCTCACATGCAGAGATAAGCGTGTGATCATGCCTGATGCTTTTAAGGATCAGGACGGCGAGAAAGTGCCGCTCTGTTGGGGGCATCAGCACAACAGTGTCACGAATGTTCTTGGGCATGCCTATCTCGAAAATCGAGCAGATGGTGTATATGCCTATGGCTATTTCAATGACACTGACTCTGGTCGTGCCGGTAAGAAGCTGGTCGATAATGGCGATGTGTGTGCATTGTCCATTTGGGCGAACGACCTTGTACAGAATGGACCTAATGTGGTTCACGGCGTGATTCGTGAGCTGAGTCTCGTTCTGGCCGGGGCGAACCCCGGTGCGTATATTGATTCTGTCATGCAGCATGATGACGAGGCAACTCAGGAAGCCGAGATCCTGTTTGTGCTGGACAAAGATAATATTCAACTTGCCCATGCCGATAGTGATGAGGATTCCGAAGATACTGAACTGCAGCATGCTGATGAAGAAAAGACAGATTCGTCTGAAGAGGACAAGAAAGACGATGAAGAAACCGTACGGGACGTTCTGAATTCTATGTCTGAGAAACAGAAGAATGTTCTGCTTGCGCTGGTTGCCGAAGGTATCGCTGCCGGCGAAGAAACCAAAAAAAACGATAACAACGAGGAGGACAACACTATGAAGCATAATGTCTTTGACAACGATCGGCAGGATGAGGCGAACGTCCTCTCTTACACCGATCAGACCGCAATCATCAATCTGGCGAAGGCCAGTAATGTCGGCAGCCTGCAGCATGCGATGGATCTGTTTGCTGAACAGAATCCGGACAGTGTTCTGGCGCATGGCATTGAGAACATCAGCCAGCTGTTCCCGGACTACAAGGATGTTCGTCCGGGCGCACCTGAAATGCTCACGACTGACCAGGGCTGGATCCAGAAGGTTCTTAAGAAGGTTCACAAGAGCCCGATCTCTCGTATCCGTACCCGTCAGGCCGATCTCCGCAATATCGAGAAGCTGCGGGCGCAGGGCTATGTGAAGGGCGGCAAGAAGGTCGATGTCGGCAACTTCAAGCTGATTCACAGAACGACTGATCCCCAGACTATCTACGTTAAGAGCAAGATCGATCGTGATGACATCATCGACATTCAGGATTTCGATGTCGTGCAGTATCTCTACAACATCGACCGCATGAACCTGGATGAAGAACTCGCCACTGCTATCCTGATCGGTGACGGCCGTGATGTCGGCGCTGATGGGAAGATCGCGGAAGACAAGATCCGTCCGATCTGGCAGGATGATGAGCTTTACACCATTCATGCTGACGTGGACATCGCCGGTATGAAGACTTCTCTTCAGGGCACCAACACCGCCGCCAACTTCGGCGAGAATTATATTTATGCAGAAGCTGTGATCCAGTCTCTGCTGTATGCTCGCGAGAAGTATAAGGGCTCCGGCACTCCCGATTTCTACTGCACACCGCATCTGGTTAACGTAATGCTGCTCGCCCGTGATATGAATGGTCGTCGCATTTATGACAAGGTCAGCGATCTGGCTGCTGCACTGAATGTTGGCGAGATCATCACGGTTGAGCAGTTTGAGGGCAAGACCCGCACTGCTACTGGTAGCAAGACTAAGAAGCTCCTCGGCCTGATGGGTAATCTGGCCGACTACTCTGTCGGTGCAACCAAGGGCGGCGAAATCACGCATTTCACGGATTTCGATATCGATTTCAACCAGGAGAAGAGCCTGCTTGAGACTCGCTGCTCCGGTGCAACCACCCGTGTGATGTCCTTCATCGCCCTGGAAGAGGATGTCACGGAGCCCGGCGGCTAATCTAATAAGCGATAAGGAGTAAAAATTCAAAATGGCTAAATTTTACGGAACTATCGGGTATGCTGTGACTGTCGAAGTCCGTCCAGATGTTTGGGAAGAGCAGATCGTCGAGCGTACATACTGCGGCGATTTGATTCGTAACACTCGGCGTCTGGATGGTAGCACCCAGGTGAATGACAATATCACCATTGGTAATGAGATCAGCATCGTATCCGATCCGTATGCCAATGAGAATTTTCATTCTATGCGCTATGTCACCTTTATGGGGGCAAAATGGAAGATCACGTCCGTGGAGGTTAAGTATCCTCGGCTGATTCTTTCGACAGGAGGTATCTGGAATGGACCGACGAGCTGAGCTTGGGAAAATCTTTCGGGAGATTTTGGGCAATGGCAATGTCTATTTCCAGCCGCCCAGCAATACCCAAATGAGGTATCCTGCCATTCGATATGAGCGAAGCGGAATGGCATTTAAGCATGCTAATAATGGAAAATATAATCGTCGAATCCACTACACAGTCACTGTCATCGACAGCGATCCGGATAGCGAAATTGTAAACCGTGTCAGCATGCTTCCGTATTGTTATTTCGACCGCCATTATACGCAGGACAACCTTAATCACGATGTGTTTGAAATCTACTTTTAAGAGGAGGAACTGATATGTTCAATATCGAATGGGATCAGGTATCGGAACGTCTGTTTGAAACCGGTACGGATCGTGGTGTTCTGTATCCCTTCAACAAGACCAGCAAGGCCTATGACAAGGGCGTTGCATGGAACGGCCTGACTGGCGTGACGGAAACTCCGTCTGGCGCAGAGCCGACGGCGCTGTATGCCGACAACATCAAGTATCTTACCTTGATGTCCAATGAGGATATGGGTGGTACGATCACCGCCTACATGTATCCGGACGAGTGGAAGGCTTGCGACGGCTCCGCCGATCTGGACGCCGGCATTACGATTGGCCAGCAGCCGAGAGCAACTTTCGGTCTGTGCTATCGTACCCGCATCGGTAATGATACCGAAGGCGATAGCCACGGCTATAAGCTGCACCTGATCTATGGCTGCCTTGCTTCCGCTTCCGAGCGTGCATACAGCACGGTCAACGATTCGCCGGAAGCCATTGAGTTCTCTTGGGAATTCACCTGCACGCCGGTTGATGTCGCCGGATTCAAGCCGACTGCCATTGTCACGATCGATTCTACGAAGGTCGATGCTGAGAAGCTCAAGTCTTTCGAAGAAATCCTTTATGGCAAGGCTGCAACGTCGGAAGAGGCTCACGATGCCGTTGATCCGAAGCTGCCGCTTCCGGCAGAAGTTCTTGCGCACTTCAAGTCCATCTAACTGTTTTCCAGCGAGGGAGTCTCCATGCGAGGCTCCCTCTTATTTTTGTTTTCATAACTGAAAGGGGTTATATTATGCTGCCTATTACCAAAAAGTACATTGATTTCAACGGCGTAGAACGTGAAGAGACGTTCTATTTCAACCTGACCAAAGCAGAGCTTGCTGAGTGGGAGCTGGGCGTGACTGGCGGTCTCAGTAAGATGGTAGAGAAGATCACGGCTGCCAAGGATGTGCCTGCACTGGCGAAGCTTTTTAAGGAAGTCGTTCTGAAGGCATATGGCGTGAAGAGCGATGATGGCAGACGTTTTATCAAATCGAACGAACTCACGACTGAGTTCACGCAGACCCAGGCATATTCCGACATTTATATGGAATTGGCGCAGGATGATCAGAAAGCTGCGGCCTTCATCAACGGCATCATTCCGAAAGTCGATTAAATAATGCTCGTTATTACAGTACAGGGGGTTGAAGGCTGGGACGAGCAGAAAGAAGAGTTTGTTTCAGCAAAGCCCCCTGTCTGTTTACAGCTGGAACACTCGTTAATTTCCCTTGCCAAATGGGAATCAAAGTGGGAAAAGCCATTCCTTTCGAAAGAGCAGAAAACCGTAGAGGAAACTATAGATTACATTCGTTGTATGACATTAAATTCTAATGTTCCTGCGGATGTTTATGACCGGTTATCTGCACAAAATTTCAGAGATGTGAATGCTTACATTGACGCGAAACGGAGTGCCACCACCATCCGTGAAGAACAGAAAGGTCATCGAGGTACAGAAATTGTTACCAGTGAGCTGATCTATTATTGGATGGTGGCGCTGCAAATTCCGTTTGAATGTCAGAAATGGCATTTAAATCGCTTGCTAATGCTTATTCGTGTCTGTAATGCGAAGAACCAACCGCCCAAAAAGCAAAGTCAGCGCAATATTCTTAAACAGAATGCTGCATTAAATGCTGCTCGACGTCGGCGAGCTCACTCGAAAGGATGAAAATTCAAAATGGTTACATTTCGACAAAAAGGCGACTTTTCCAAGGCGACCCGGTTTCTGGAACGTGTGAAGGAAGCTGTTGGTTTGGGCCTGCTCGATCGATACGGGCAGAAAGGTGTCGCTGCTTTGTCGGCGGCAACCCCAGTCGACAGCGGTGAAACTGCTGCAAGCTGGGACTATGAGATTGTAAACAAAAAGGGGTCTGCAAAGATCACGTTTACAAACTCACATATCGTCAAAGGTGTACCGATTGCAATTATTCTGCAATATGGACATGGCACTCGTAATGGCGGCTGGGTAGAAGGGCGAGATTACATCAACCCCGCTATCCAGCCTATCTTTGACGAACTTGCTGAGAAAGCATGGAAGGAGGTTACAAAGCTATGAGCAAAACGGTCGACCAGAGAGTCGTCGAGATGCGGTTTGACAATGCGAACTTCGAAAAGAATGTTAGCACAAGTATGTCAACACTGGATAAGCTGAAGAAAAGCCTAAAGTTCGAGGATAGTGCAAAAGGCTTCGAGAATATCAGCAAGGCGGCTGGTCGGGTCGATATGGGAGGGCTCTCGAACGGTGTAGAATCCGTTCGCTTGAAATTCTCCGCGCTTGAAGTCATGGCTGTAACAGCTCTTCAGAATATTACAAACTCTGCGGTAAATGCCGGTAAAAAGCTGGTTTCTGACTTGGCCTTGGATCCGATTATATCAGGCTTTAAGGAGTATGAAACCCAGATCAACGCTACACAGACAATTTTGGCGAACACTCAGAAAGAGGGCGCTACCATCAATGACGTCAACCGTGCACTGGATGAACTGAATAAGTACGCGGACTTGACGATCTATAACTTTACGGAAATGACGAGAAACATCGGTACGTTTACCGCTGCTGGTGTCGATTTGAATACTTCCGTTAATGCCATTAAGGGTATCGCAAACCTTGCAGCTGTCTCTGGTTCAACTAGCCAGCAGGCTTCTACTGCAATGTATCAGCTTTCACAGGCGTTGGCATCGGGTACGGTAAAGCTTATGGACTGGAACTCGGTTGTTAATGCCGGTATGGGCGGCCAGGTATTTCAGGATGCTTTGAAAATGACGGCTCGCATTCATGGTATTGCCATTGATGAGATGATTGCAGATGAAGGGTCGTTTAGAGAGACACTGGCTAAAGGATGGCTCACATCCGATATTCTTACTGAAACACTACAGCATTTTACGGAATTTACCGATACATATAACGAAGAAAGCTTGAAACGGCAAGGATACAACGAAAAAGAAATTGCTGAAATCAAGCAAATGGGAATCACTGCTACTGATGCAGCTACGAAAGTCAAAACATTATCCCAGCTTTATGACGTTATGAAAGAAACAGCACAGTCTGGTTGGGCTGCTACGTGGAAAATTCTTCTAGGCGACTTCGAAGAAGCGAAAGAATCCTTGACAAAATTCAGCAATATGCTGAACGAGCCACTTGCGGCTGCGGCAGATGCACGAAATAAGATTTTGTCTGAGGGCTTTTCTTCTGGTTGGAAACAATTCTTAAATGAAGGCATTGAGGATGCCGAAGGCTTTAAGGAAGCAGTTCTTTCTATTGGTAAGGAGGCTGTTCCAGGACTAGAAGACCTGATTGAGAAGGCTGGCGGCTTTGAGGAATCCTTGAAAAAAGGCTGGGTTACCTCAGATATGCTTGCTGAAGCAGTTGGAAATCTCACTGCAAAAACCGCTGGTTTATCAGATGAAGAATTACGAAATCTCGGCTATACACGTGATCAGGTTACAGCTCTTGAAGATTTGAATAACCGCATTCAGGATGGCAGTCTCAACCTCGATGACTATGCCAAAAAGATGGGACGTGCATCCGGTCGTGAAAACATTATTCTTGCCCTGACAGCTGCTTTTGAGAAACTGCAAACAATTCTTGGCACAATTAAAGATGCATTCAATGAAGTTTTTGAGCCATTGACCGGGGAAGAACTTTACAATTTTACTGTCCAGATCAAAGATTTTGTCTCTGGTTTAACGATGAGTGAAGAAACTCTCAATAATTTCAAAATGACATTCAAGGGTGCTTTCGCGTTCGTTGATATTATTGGCCAGGGGTTGAACGCTCTCGGACAGATTCTTGGACATTTACTGGAAAAGTTACTTCCGCTTGGCGATGGCTTCCTCGGTGTGACTGGTGGTATTGGCGAATGGATTGTATCCATCGACGATGCTATAAAGTCGGGCGACGGCTTAACAAAATTCGTTGAGTTGGTCAATGGGGCAATCGATAAACTGGCTTCTGGATTCAAGGTTGCTAAAGAGTATGTACTTAACTTCATCGGGTCATGGACTGGTATTGACTTTTCAAAATTTGAATCTTTGCGCGATATTTTCGCGTTAATTGGCGAGAAACTGAGCGAGTTTGGAGAGAAAATCCGCGATACATTCCCATGGGTCAACTCTCTGAAAGAAACAGTCACTGCAGCATTCCAGAAGATTCGCGGAAGCGCCGATGAAGATCTCGGTGCTGCAAATACTGCACTGGAATCATTGAAAACAGCAGGTTCTAAAGTCAAAGAGGTCTTTTCGAATATTGCAGAGAAGATTGGTGCATTCTTTGCTCCTATTGTGGAGAAGATTAAAAGCATTTTCTCTGGCGTTACGATCACTGATTTGATTGGCACGGGACTTCTTGCTGGTATCTTTAAGAGTATCAAGAAATTCGCTGATGCATTTACCGATTTGCTTGAAAATTTCAAAGGAATCGGAAAGAGTGTCCAGGACGTATTGGACTCTGCAAGAGATGCTCTTGTTCTTTGGCAGAAAGACATTAAAGCTAATATTTTGTTGAAGATTGCTGGCGCAGTTGGAATTCTAGCCGCTGCATTATGGGTAATCTCTAACGTCGATGTTACTAAAGTTAAAGGCAGTATGGTAGCGATCACAATTCTGCTGGCAGAAGTCTCATCTATCATGGCTGGCATCATGAAATGGGGCACCAATGCAAACGCTTTGGAGGGACTTTCAGAATCGGCTCAGCTTGGTCGGATTGCTACCGCCATGATGGCGATTGCTGGTGTCGTGCTTATTCTGGCTGCGGCGCTTAAGAAATGCGAAAATCTAAACTGGAAAAATACGCTGCCTGCTATGACAGCCTTGTTTGTCCTTATGGGCGAAATGGTGGTTGCCATGGGCGCATTCATGAAGCTTGTTCAAAAAAATCCCATCGACAAAGAGCAGCATGACCTTGCGAGATATGCAACTAGCATGATCAGAATGTCTGTCGCATTGCTGATTATTACAGAAGCCGTTGCACTTTTAGGTAATATGGATCGTGGAAAGCTGATCCAAGGCGGCGTGGCTATTGCAGTTCTTACGGGTGTTCTTGGCGGAGTTACTGCCATGCTTAAAGCCATAAAAGATGTTAAGATCACAGAAAAAGGTCTTTCTGCTGGCGGCCTGGAAGGCGTTGCTAAGTCATTCATTGCCATGGCTGTGGCACTCACTATGCTATATGTTCCGATTCGTCTTTTTTCAAGCTTGGATACTGAGACTTTCAAAACCGGCAGTATTCGAGTCGGAATTGCACTCGCTGCATTGACTGCAGCCTTGTCTGTAATGAAAGCCGTAAAGGGCGATATGAGCGGAGTTGCAGGAACATTCCTTGCAATGGCCACAGCACTTACTCTTCTGGTTATTCCCATTAAAATTCTCGGCAGTATGAACTTTGATGCACTATGCAACGGGTTAATCGGCATTATTGTTCCGCTTGCGGTGATGGCTGCTGTCCTTCCAAAACTTGCAGGTCAGGATTATTCTACTGTCGGCGTGAACATGATGGGAATGGCTGTTGCTATGACATTACTGGCTATTCCAATCAAAACACTTGGCAGCATGGATCTTGGCTCACTAGCTAAAGGAATTGTTGCTTTTGGCATCGCATTGGGACTCCTTGTCGGAGCAGCCCATCTGCTTGCGCCGCTGGCATCCAGCCTCGGTGGTCTTAGTAAAGCGATGCTCGCTTTTGGCGCAGCCTGCCTTGGCGTCGGTGTGCTTGTTGGTGCGATTGCATTCGCATTTGTAACATTAGCTACTGTCGGCGCTGCCGGTGTTGCTGCGATTCTTGCTGCTCTTACAGGCTTGATTCAGGGATTCCGTGTGATGATGCCAATTATCGGTGAAGCATTGAAAGACCTGATCTTGACACTGTGCGATGTGCTAAAAGACACAGCTCCTGCAATTACGGAAACTGTACTCTATTTGATCGACGAGCTTCTTCGGCAAATTGAAGAATATGTTCCGTCCATCGTTGCCCATTTGGCAAAGATTATTCAGAAAATTGGGCAAGCAATTCGAGATAATTTTGGCGAACTCGGTCTTGGTGACTGGATCGGTGCTGCGATTTTTACAGGCATTGTTGCAGCGTCTGCCTTGTTGGTAAAAGAATTTGCGTCTGTATCGAAGGATGTTCCGAGAGCACTGCTTGGCGCTGCTGGTGTTGCTGCAATTCTTGTAATTGTCGGCGGTATTATTGCTGCTATGACATTACTAGACCTTAATAGCGTGATGGGTATTGCTGCATCACTTAGTGCTATCTTGCTATCTCTGAGTGCCATGATTGGCGTTCTTGGTATGATGCCTCTGACTGCTGGTCTTGCCGCAGGCTTGGTACTGGCTGAGTTCATTGCAATTGTGGCTGCAATTATAGCAGCGCTTGGAGGTCTGAATCAGATTCCTGGCTTTAGTTGGCTGATGGATGAAGGAATCAAAGTGCTCGGACAGATTGGCACAGGTATTGGCACATTCGTCGGGAGTATCATTGGTGCTGGTCTTGAAGCAATGTCAGAGGGCATTGCGGCATCTGGCACGAATCTTTCGAACTTTATGACGAATCTTGGTCCGTTTATTGAAGGCGCCAAAAACATCGACGCAAGTGTGCTTGACGGTATTGCGGCACTTACGGGCGCAATCGTACTGTTGACAGCTGCTTCCTTTATTGAAGGAATCACAAGTCTATTTACTTTAGGAGTAGGCAGCTTAACTCGATTGGGCACAGATTTGGCATCATTTGGCCCTCAAGTCAAGGTATTTGCAGATAGCGTTTCCGGAATCAACGTCGACGCCGTAAATGCATCTGCTGCTGCAATTAGCGCGATTACCGGTGTTATCGCTGTCATGAATGGCGATGGGCTTATCGGAAAAGTGTTCGATTTCTTCACAGGAACCAATGACCTAGCAGATTTTGCTGCTGGGCTGGGCGATTTTGGCAGTGCTCTTATGACATATGGTGAATCTGTTGTAGGCATTGACAAATACATTGATGACATCGAAGCTTCTGCAACAGCGGCAACAAAGATCATTGAAATTGCTGATCTTGTCCCGAATAGTGGCGGTTGGCTTGGCGATATCGTTGGTAATAATGACCTAGATGATTTCGGTAAAAGCTTTAAGCCTTTCGGCGAAGCACTCATGACATATGGCGAGTCAGTTGTTGGGATTGATGCATATCAAAAAGATATTGAAAAATCCAAAACCGCTGCCACAAAGATCATCGAAATTGCTGAGCTTGTTCCAAATAGTGGCGGATGGCTTGGCGATATTGTTGGCAATAATGACTTGGATGACTTTGGTGCGACTATTGGTCCGTTTGGCGAGGCACTGATGGCTTATGGCCAAAAAGTGGCCGGAATTGCCGTGTATACCACAGACATCGATGCTTCTTTGTCTGTAGCTAATACTATGGCGTCAATTGCAACGACCGTCAAAGATGCAAAAGGCGGCAAAGAACTCACTACGTTCGGCGATAAGATCGTTTCGTTTAGCACCAAGTTAAAAACATTTGTCACGAACTGTGCTGGCTTGAATGCTGATAATATTGAATCTCTGCAGACTGCTCTTCAAAGCATTGTGGATATTGCATCTAGCTTCTCGACAATTGATACATCTGCACTTACAGAATTTGTGCAGTCGATGGAGACAATCGGGTCCACCAGTGTTGACGAATTCTTAAGTTCGTTCTCCAATTCCAAGACGGCGGCAGCAACGGCCGTGAATGCTCTGATGGCAAATCTTAAGAGTGCAATTGGAACAAGTGAAAGCCAGTTGAAAAGCAAGTTTGAGGAAGCGGCAAAGAGAGGACTTGAAGGTCTTACCAGCAAAAAGTCTGAATTTAAGACCGCAGGCATAGATCTGATTAAATTCTTGAATTCCGGCATAAACAGTCAAGTCAACACCGTCAAGAGTCAATTCTCAACGCTTCTAAGCAAATGCGTGTCTGCTATGCGTGGCTATTATAGTCAATTCCAGAGTGCCGGCAGTTATTTAGCTGCTGGTATGGCTAATGGCATTTCAGCTAATAGCCCGTTAGCCTCGCTTGCAGCGAAAAAAATGGCGGGAAATGCAGCCAAATCTTCGGCTAAACGTCTTGACGAACATTCACCATCCAAAGTCGGCTACAAAATCGGCGACTACTTCGGTATTGGCTTTACGAATGGTATCACTGACAATATTCGAAAGGCTGGTATCTCCAGTGATGCACTTGCCGAATCTGCGAAAACTGGCTTGTCAAATGCTATTTCCAAGATTGCATCGCTGATCGACAGCGGCATGGACATGAATCCTACGATTCGTCCCGTGCTCGATCTCACAGAAATTCAAAATGGAAGTGCTGCCATGGCAGATCTGATGAACACATTGAGCGGTCGTCCTGTCGAAGGGACTGTCAGTATTGCGGCAAAAACGGCCAGCAGTATGAACAGACCCGCATTTGCATCGAAACAACAGACTGAAACTCCTAACGGAAAGCAGACATCTGAAAATACTATAAATAACTTCTATATCACTGGGACTGACCCGAGAGCGATCGCTGATGAGGTTGATCGTAAACTTCAAAGACGTGTAGAAAGGAAGAAAGCAGCATGGGCGTGATTATCTTTAATGAAATCCCGTCGACCAACTATGGAATTCATGTAGAGAAACCGCCCGTGTATGCAACACCCGAACGCGACTATGAGGTGGTTCATATTCCTGGTCGAAATGGTGATCTTGTGATTGATAATGGTTCATACCAGAACGTCGCAAGAAAGTATGACATCTCTGTTGGTGAGATCGATGGTAATTTTACGAATTTGGCCGCAGGCGTTAGCGAATGGCTCCACTCTGCATCTGGATATGCAAGATTAGAAGACTCCTATGAACCGGATTACTTCCGTCTTGCCTATTATGTAGCTGATGCTGAAATGGAGAATTTGTTCCATCAGGCCGGTAAAATGTCGATCGAATTTAATTGCAAGCCTGCCCGTTTCCTGAAAGTTGGGGAGCGGGCAGTTTCTTTTACAACCGCTGGTTCTCTTCGCAACCCGACATTCCAGAAGAGTTTCCCAAAACTGATCGTGACTCTTTCAGGATCAGGCACTCTTACAGTCGGAGATCAAATAATTACAATCAGCGGTTTGACTGGCTCAACCCGTATGGTGATTGATTCAGAACTTCAGGATGTCTATGCAGAAGGAAGTATGACGAATCTCAACAGTAAAGTCTCTTTCTCTGATGGCTTTCCGCTTCTGATTCCTGGTGTAAATTCTATTGCATTTACTGGCAGCATTACTTCTGTGGAGGTGATTCCAAGATGGTGGATTCTCTGATTATCTTGTTCGACCAGAATGAAGAAGCATTCACATCAAATGGTCTTGGAGCACTTCCTGATGCTACTTCCTGCATTGTGACGGAAGAGCGAAATGGCGAGTACGAGGTCGAAATGGAATACCCGCTGACTGGAAGTCATTTTCACGACATCCAGAAACGGCGAATCCTCTGTGTAAAACCCAACCCCTATGATGACTTTCAGCCATTTCGTATTTATTCCATCACAAAGCCCATCAATGGAATCGTAACCGTTCATGCTGCTCATTTGAGCTATGATACGTCCGGTTCCATCGTAAAACTCTTTCCCGCGGATGCTGGTTCGGCCTCGGTAGCGATGTCGTATCTAAAGAACTTCTCTGTACCCTCCACTCCCTTCACCTTCTTCACAAACGTTGGGAAGACTGGTACGATGTCAGTTCCGAAGCCCTCCAGCATCCGATCTTTATTAGGCGGAAGTGACGGATCTATTCTTGACACTTTTGGCGGAGAATACCTGTTTGATAAGTGGAACATCTCCCTGCTTGAATCCCGCGGTGCTAATCGCGGTGTTACCATTCGATACGGTAAAAACATGACCGATCTGGAGCAGGAAGAAAACGATACGGATTTCTATACCGGCGTGTATCCATTCTGGTATTCCGAATCTGAAAATGGCGGTCTTGTTACACTTTCTACCAACAACGGAATCGTGAATGCACCTGGAACTTACGATTTCGTGAAAATCATGCCATTGGATCTTTCGTCTGAGAATTTCAGTAAGGAGACGACTGACAGCGAAGGATATGTGACCACAATTGAAAAGCCGACAGAGGCAGAGCTTCTTGCTGCGGCACAGAAGTATATTGCTGATAATAAAATCGGCATTCCAAAAGTGTCTTTGGATGTATCCTTCGTGATGCTCGCACAGTCAGAGGAGTATAAGGACTTTGCACGTCTGGAGACTGTGAAACTGTGCGACACGGTGACAGTTGAATTCGAAAAACTCGGTGTAAAGACAACAGCAAAATGCATTAAAACTGTATATAACGTGCTGACAGGTAAGTACAATTCCATCGAACTTGGAGAACCAAAATCTTCCCTGGCTGAAACTGTTAGCAATCATGGAACACTGATCGAAGAAGCTTCGGACAAGAGCTATATGGAGCGTGCCATTCAAAATGCAACAGATCTTATTATGAGCGGTAAACTCGGTGGCTATGTGACTGTCACAAAAAATGAGATTTACATTGCCGATAATAAGGATCTTGACAAAGCTACGAAAGTCTGGCGATGGAATTCTGGTGGCCTGGGATATTCTTCTACTGGTAAAGACGGTCCTTTTGGAACAGCTATTACCAGTGATGGAAAGATCGTCGCTGACTACATTACTACCGGTAATCTGGACTGCAGTGTACTGAATGTTTCCAATATCCACGGCGATTCCATTCTCGTGGATACGATTGGCGCATTGAACGGCATTAACCAGAAGACTGATAATTATCAGTACGTCAAGACCGGAGATCTTGGAAACGGAGAGTATGGAATTGCTGTTGGCAAACTTTCCACTACGGAAAGTGGCGGGCTTGATACGACGAAGGGTGAATATGTCAAAATCACATCTGGACGAGTATCATTCATGCAGAATAACGTAGAAGTAGCGTACATGTCCGGTGGAAAGCTCTATATCGAAAATGGTGATGTAGAAGCAAGTGACTTCAAATTTACAGGTGGGAGCAGCATCAAAGAGCAGCTCCAGACGCTTGCAAATAGCGTAAACAGCAGTGGATTTGAATTTAATGTAGATGGCGGTGGGTGGCTTAGACTTACTTCTGCGAGTTCCGCCACGAGTGCCGTAGAGCTCGGATCTGTTGGAGCTATTCGTATTCAGGCCCAGGACGGTGATATTTACCTGGAAGCCGGCAGTGCAACTATCCAAATGCACCATGATACCGGAAAAGTAACGATCCATAATCTGGATGCATCAAGTCTGGTGCCCGTATTTGGATAAGGCGGTGAGACGATGCCAAGTGCTTCTATTACAGGCGTAATCCTAGAGGTTACAGGATTAACGATCGGCCAGCAATATGCAATGGCTTTATACTGTCGCTATCCGGGAAATACAAGTTACATGCAGGTTGACCGTCAGCCCAGCAGTGGTACTGTTGCTGCCAGTACAACAAAATGGTCGTTCAACATCAGTAGCTATATTGGCAATGCAGGAACATATTATTTTTACGTTCATATTTATGCTCCTGGACAATCCCCGCAAAATTCTAACACGAACACTGTTGAATATACAGTAACGCCACAGACGATTAAGGTCATGGTGTATAACTATTTGCTCGGCGGAACTTCGTTGACAAACGGTTCATATACCGGGTATCCTGGTGGGATTTTTTATATCAATTATGACGGCACCCAATATCAAACATATTCTGTCCAGTATGAATTTCAATATTTTCGAATGGCTTCAGACGGGTATCAGGGGGTTTATGGCGTTGATAGCGGAATCCCGATTCAAGCGGGACAGGAGGTTCATGCCTACTATAAAGAGCGGACCACCTATGTGACTATTACTGGCTACTGCGGTACCGGTGTGGCGAGTTTCAGGATGTCGTCAAGCGGGGGTTCCTATCAAACTGTGACATCGACAAGTGGCGGTGTTCAAAGCATGCAGGTTGTGTCGGGCGAAACCGTAAACTTTACACAGCTCACACCACTAGCTGGCTATGACGCTCCTTATTTCTTGTACTACAATCGCTCTGGTCAATCTGGATGGTTTGGGCCGGCAACCGAGTTCAATATCACGGATACTAGCTTTGATCGACGTGTTATGATCACAGCGACAAAAAAAGCAATTCCATATTTTTCATGGACGACTGATGATGCGACTAAGATCGCTCCTGGACAACCTGTCCGAAATATCACTGCTTCAGCCTGGAATGACCTGATCAGTAAAATCTCTGCCTGCGGTGGAGACTCAAATTCAGTATACACTGCTTATCCCGGATCTACAATTACTGCAAATCATTTCAAGAGTATGCGAAATGGAATCAGCGGGTTAGCAGGAGCAGGAGATGTTCCTCCGGATGTGACTGCTGGTACGTCAAAAATACTGGCCAGCTTATTCATTGGTTTGAAGAATGCGATCAATCGGGCAATTTCTTATAAAAACAGCACGTGAGGAGGTATGTGTCAATGATTCTGACCCTTAATGGTAAAAATATTCCGATCACAAATTTCTTTGAAACTCTGAATACCAGAGCCACCATGAATGCAACAAACAGCTTTACTGTAGTTGCAGACTCAGTATTTCCTGACGTCGCAGACTTGGCTGATGCCAAATTGACAGGGTATAAGCTAACAAATGACAATGGAATTCAAATTCCGACGCAGGGGCTTTATCACAAAGTTGAGAGCGTTTCTGCAATTTATGACGATCGGGAACAAATCTACACTCTGAACATTATTCTGGTGTAAAAAGGAGGGACTTTTATGGCTATTTCCAGCTATACACCCTCCGCTGATCGAATTATTCACAATACAGAGGTCGATTTTCAGACCAGAACTCAGCTTGGCACGACCGTTCATCTGATGCAGTATGATAAGTCGCTGCCTGTTGTGGCGGTCGCACTGTATTCTAATGGCCAGCCATATCAGATTCCTACTGGAGCGGAAATGAATGTGCGCGTTGGTAAGACTGACGGTACAAAAGTTTACAACCCAGTTCTGGGATGCAATTCAAATAGAACCATCTGTTATTTCGAAGTGACGCAGCAGATGAGTTCTGCTTACGGACCTACACTTGCTATTCTTGAATTGATTCTCAATGGTGCTATTGCAGGTTCTAGCTACATTCCGCTTGACATCGCTCGAAACCCTGCACAGGATGAGGCAATCCAATCCTCAGACGAGTACAAATCTATGAATGAAATTATAGATGAGGCTCGTGAAACACTTGGTAAGCCGCCAAAAATTCAAAATGGCACATGGTGGTTGTGGGATTCAGAGAAAAAAGCATATGTTGATACTGGATCTCCAGCACATGGCAAAAAAGGCGAAACTGGTAACGGAATCGCAAGCACTGTTCTGAACGATGATTATACCCTTACAATCACATTCACGGATGGCACATCTTATACTACCCCGACTCCTATCCGTGGCGAAATCGGTCTGACTGGACCAGAGGGCCCGCGGGGGTTGACTGGCGAAACTGGTGCAACAGGTGCTCAGGGACAGCAGGGCGAAAAAGGTGATACTGGTAACGGAATCGCAAACACCGTTCTGAATGATGACTATACCCTCACAATCACATTCACGGATGGTACGGAATATAAAACACCATCCATTCGTGGTGCAACCGGTGCTCAGGGACAGCAGGGTGAAAAAGGCGAAACTGGTAGCGGATTCAAGGTTCTTGGATATTATGCAACTGAATCTGCGCTGTCTGCTGCTGTTACAAATCCTGCTGCCGGTGATGCTTATGGCATTGGCACAGCAGAGCCTTATGACATCTATATCTGGGACGGCGTTAATAGAAAATGGGTGAATAATGGCGCTTTACAAGGTGCCAAGGGTGACCAGGGTATTCAAGGCGAACAAGGTATCCAAGGAATTCAGGGTCCTGCCGGAAAAGACGGAAAGACCCCAGTTGTTGGTGTAGACTATTTCACGGCGTCTGATAAGGAAGAAATGGTAAATAGTGTTTATGCGCTAATCACCAATGGCGACACCGCCTCATATGGCAGTTAAGGAGGAATGGATCATGATTGAAAGAATTGCGAATCAGTCGGTTCCGATCCGACTTGGCTATGCCGGTGAAAATGAAGTTCTCCGCGTTGGCTTCGATCTGAGTTCATTGAAAAGTTTATTTCCAGGCGGACATCCACTGTTGGTAGTAAAACGTCCTGCCGACCAGGACGCCTATCCGGTTTCGTTGGAGATCGCTGATGACTTCGGCTGGTGGACCGTATCAAATGTTGATACAGAGCAGGCTGGATATGGCAGCTGCCAAATTCACTGGTACATTGGAAATCAACTTACCAAAAGCGAACAATATTCGTTCTTCGTGAATAAGGCACTTGCTTCTGGAAGTACGCAGCCTCCTGAAGCGGCAGAACAGTGGTACGATAATTTTATCAAGACCATCGGTAGTCTGGAGTCTCTTAAGACAACAGATAAGACATCTATTGTCGCAGCCATCAATGAACTGTTTGATTTAATTCAAAATCAAAATAGGGATATGCCAGTGGCAAGTGAAACCCAAATCGGCGGTATTATGGCGAGTAATACGATTACTGTCGATGAAGATGGAAAAGCGCATGTTTCTGTTTCGCCAATGTATGCCACAGATGCTGAAGTAGATGCCATGATGGATGATGTTTTCGGCGGATAGCGCCGTAAGCAAATAATCGAAAGGAGTAATTCAATGGATCCTTCGAATCTGATTACTGTTCAGACGCTGAAAACAGCGGTCGAACGGCTGAAATCCGAGTTTGGTGAACTCGGCGGTGGAACTTTATATGGCGGAATTAAGAGCGATTTGTCGGCATCAGATGCGAGCGTTATCGATGCGTATTTTGCGCAGGATGGTGCGCCGACTCCGAAAGCTGGCGACGTATTTATTGTGACGACCATTGTAAACGAGAAAACCTATGAGCAGTCTGCTTATGGTTATAACGGAACAAAATGGGTCGCCATGACAGGCAATGTCGATGCTGATAAGGTTATCATGCGAGAAGATTTGACGCTCGCTGGTAACTATACGCAGATCGGCAACTGGACAAAATCCCAGAATGGTACTTTGAAAAAGGCTGTATCCGGTATGTCCGTTGCCGCAATCCTGAAAGATCTGACCTCTATGGTGCTCCAGCCGACAATTACAGCCCAGCCGTATATCACCGGCTTTGCGCTTAGCGGCGCTGGTGCTGTAGAAGCTGGTACGCAGATCGCATCTCCTGCTTATACTGCAGGTGCTCTGAACCCCGGCTCGTATTCGTTTGGGCCGAAGACAGGAACAGGTGTCGTTGCTTCTCACTGGAAGGTTGAGCGTATCACAGACAAAGGAGCAACGGTCGTGACGGAAGTCGATACCGCTTCTCTTGCAGCTGGCAATGATGCACATGATGGCGTGGCTTTCATCATTGGCGACAGCGGGGAAGACAACGCTGTATCGAGTCTGAAGTATCATGTGACAGCTACGCATGGTGCAGGTGTGCAGGCTGAGGATAACCTTGGTGGTGCATCAGATCCTGCCGTCGCGATTGCCGCTGGCACCAAGATGAAAGACACCAGTGCCTATACGCCGTATCGTAATTACTTCTACGGTGCAACTGCTACCAAGCCGGCGCTTGATAGTGCGTATATTCGCGGACTCACGAAGAGCAACAAGGCGTATGCTGCCGGTACAATCACACTGCATATTCCGGCAGGTGCGACTCGTGTTGTGATCGCGTGTATTGCCGGCAAAACTGGCGTTACAAAGGTCATCAACGAGACAGCTCTGAATGCAGATGTGACGGACACCTTTACGAAGAAAACTGTCGCAGTCGAGGGTGCGAACGGCTATACTGCAAAAGACTACAACGTGTGGGTCTTCGAACCAGCTATTCCATATGAGAATGCTGCGGTTCTGAAGATTACACTTGGTTGAGAGGAGGGAATGAAATATGGCTGTTAATAATACTGAAAACGCATACGCCAAGATGGAGTTCCCTCTGACAATCAAGCGTCAGGATGCCTTCAGCGTTGACCCCACTGAAGTCTGGAGTTCTCTCGAAGCGGCACAGAATTATGCCAGGACGAATCCGACGGCATATGTTTCGCAGGAATTGGGCGTTGTCGTGAACGGTGTGGCAAAGCGCTACTTCATCAAGAACGAAGCCGGTGATCTGGAAGAAGTCGGCAGCGGTAACATCGATGAATCGTCAATTGCATCTGATGCTGAAGTCACAGAAATGCTGAACGAAGTATTTGGTGCATAACAAATCCATATCTTTAAAAATATAAGGAGGAAATTCAAAATGGCATATGATACTTCCAAACTGACAAAACTTGCTGCTCTTAAGGCTCTGGCTCAGAAAGTTCAGAGTGACTATGCGCTGAAGAAGGACCTGACGGCTCTGTCCAATAAGGTCGAAGGTCTCATTGCAACTGGTGGTGAGCCCAATACGCTGGAAGGCATCAAGGTTAACGGCACTCTGCTGACTCTTGTCGACAAGATCGCTGATATTCTTATTAAAGAGAGCACTGCGAATGGTAATATCAGTGTTAATAACATTGACGTTCCCATTCACGGTCTGGCAGCTCTCGCTTACAAGTCTGAAGTTGGCGAGGGCGATCTGGCGGCCGCTCTGAAGGCTGTCATCGATTCCAAGGCAAAGCAGTCTGACCTTGATGTCTTGACCGGTAACGGTGAAGGTTCCATCAACAAGAAGATCGACGCTGCTATCAATAAGTTCGCCACTGATGTGACCGATGACAATGTGGTCAACAGCTACAAAGAATTGATCGACTGGGTTGCCCAGCATGGTCCTGAGGCGACTGAGATGGCCAGCGGCATCAGCGAGAACAAGACCGCTATTGCTAACCTGAAGACTCTTGTTGGTACACTGCCTGAGGGCGCGACTTCTACCACTGTTGTCGCCTACATTACTGAGGCAATCAACGCTCTGAGCATCGGCGACTATGCCAAGACTACTGAGGTCACTGCGGCAATCAACGCTGCATTGGCTGATTACGCCAAGACGAGTGATGTTAATACCGGTCTTGGTAAGAAAGCGGATAAGGTTGCCAATGCAACTGCCGGAAACTTTGCCGGTCTTGATGTAAACGGTAATCTTACTGACAGCGGTAAGAAAGCTTCTGACTTTGTCGCTGCCGAAGCCGGAAAGCGTCTGATGACCAATGCCGAGGGGACCAAGCTCAATGGTATCGCTGAGGGTGCTACCAAGGTCGAGGTATCTACGACCAATGGCAAAGTCAAGATCAATGGCACTGAAGTAACTGTTTATACTGAACCGGCTGATGTCGTTCATGGCGCTATTGCCACAGATACTGAGGTCACGGAGATGCTGAACGAAGTGTTTGGCACGACGGTCTGATCTTTTGTGCGGATTCAGAGGGGGTGAGGTTTCTTGCCCCCGCTATCCGTTTCAATCGTAAGAAAACTGCGAGGTGGAAAACATGTCGACTGAAAAACTTACAGTGGTAGGTCATTTGAAAGCTCTGGCCCAGCGGTTACAGGATACTAGAAATACTGTTTCTCAACTCGCACAGGCAACGACGGCTGCGATTGATGAACTGGATACAAAGGTCAGTAGCTTAACTGATGGAGATACCCTGACATATGGCGACGGAGATACGGAGGTGTATGGAACATGAGTGAATCTGGAAAAGTCGTTGTAACAAAATCAAAGCTTGATGGACTGGCTAATGCCATCAATGACAAAGCCAAGTCGCCCGGTCCGAAAACAATTGCACAACTTACACAAACGGTAAATGATATGAAAACAGATGGAGCATCAGTCTTTCTGGTGACACTGACGACGCCGACTTATGATCTCGGATCCCAGGAATATCAGATAACGGCTGATAAAAGCTTTACAGAGATCTTTGCAGCGTATCAGAATGGGGATATCGTACGTGCAAAGTGGGGCACCTGGACTTTAGACTTGGTGGACCTCAAGGCCGATACCGCAACATTCGCAGCAGGCCAGGGCTCTTGGGCTAATTCGGAATCCTTAACCAGCGTGACGGCGCAGTGTAAAAGTAACGACAGCTGGAAGATCGGGTTCTTCCGGCATGTGACACCGTTCCCTTCCTCAGCTGACCCGAAAGCGCCTGGTTCCACGACTTCCGGATCATCGTATCGATATGCTCGCGAAGATCATGTGCATCCGAAAGAATTACCGAATGTCACCACCGCTGACAACGGAAAGTTCCTGCGTGTAGTAAATGGTGCATGGTCGGTTGTAGAGATTGCAAACGCTAATGGAGGTAGCTTCTGATGGCTGAATATTTGACAAGCACAACTGACCTGACAAAGGTTGCATCAGCTATCCGGGAGAAGGGCGGCACATCTGACCCACTGGTCTACCCGGACGGATTTGTGACGGCGATTGGGAACATTCAGACTGGCGTAGCGAAGCCGAAGTGGGTGGAGAGTACGTTGCCGATCGGTGGATCTTGGACGTCAGTCTGTTACGGGAATGGTAAATTCGTAGCAGTGAATGGCAACATGACTAATGCAATTATTTATTCCACGGATGGCATCAACTGGACTTCAGCTTCACTACCAGTTTATGGGTATTGGGAATCAGTTTGTTACGGTAATGATAAATTCGTAGCGGTGGCTAGGGATAATAGTTATGTCGTTTATTCTACTGATGGAATTCATTGGACTTCAGCCTCATTACCTGGGACACAAGACTGGATGTCAGTCTGTCACGGTAATGGTAAATTCGTGACTGTGTCTTCTAACAGCGATATTGCCGCTTATTCTATAGATGGAATTTTTTGGAGTAGCGCAAGAATGCCGATCGGTGGATCTTGGACGTCAGTCTGTTACGGTAATGGTAAATTCGTGGCTGTGGCTTATAACAGCGATATTGCCGCTTATTCCACGGATGGCATCAACTGGACTGAAAGTGCATTGTTGTCTGGGGCACGACAATGGGAGTCAGTCTGTTACGGTAATGGTAAATTCGTAGCGGTTCCTTCCACTGGCTACAAACTCTATGCTTATTCCACTGATGGCATCCACTGGACTCAGAGCATGTCCCCAGTTAGTGGATATTGGTACTCAGTCTGTTACGGTAATGGTAAATTCGTGGCTGTGGCTTATAACAGCGATATTGCCGTTTATTCTATAGATGGCATCAACTGGACTCAAACTTCGATGCCAATTAGTGCAGCATGGTCGCCAGTCGGTTACGGTGATGGCAAATTTGTAGCTATAGCTACTAATACTAGTACCGTTTCCGCTTATCTCAAAGATTCTTTCGACGAATGGCAATAAAGGAAATTCCCGTATGTCTGATATTCCTTTTAACTATGCTGGAACTGCGGACAACCCCATCGTATGGAAGGATGGAATGACGGCTTACCCGAACTTCCATTATGTCAGGGCTGGCGTTCGAAAGGTCTGGATAGATGAGAACGGTGACATGCCGAGCTGGGGATGACGAATGGCTCATGGAATTTTAATGTGCGATAGCGTAAAGTCCCCAACTCGAAATCTCATATCCTGATGAAACGGAGGTATAAAATGGCATTGGCTACATTTACGTACATTGTCAGCCTTTGTACTGGAATCACAGCAATTCTCGCACTTGCAGTAATGCTGATAAAGCCGTTGCGAAACCGATTCTTCGATTTCACGTCCATTCGTGAAGGTCAGAAGTGTTTGCTGCGTTCAGATATGCTCGACATATATTATAAGCATTTGACAGACGAGACCATTCGACAATACGAATACGAAAATTTTATGCATGACTATGCCGCCTATAAAGCAATGGGCGGAAATAGTTTTATCGAACATATAAAAAATGAAGTGGATTCTTGGAGCGTGGTTCCGTGATTTACAACAAATCAAAATGGAGTAAGGGTGAGATGGCTCGCACCCTTGTTATCTACTGCATTAAGGTCATGACTTATGTATTGATTTGGTCTGTTGTCCTGACAACGGTTGCTGTGATTTTCAATCGGACCATCGATCTAACTCCAGTGCTCAATTTTACGGCAATCACGTTTGGGGGCGAGTTAGTGTTGCTAGCCTTCAAGCGTGTATTCGCGAAAAAAAATGAGGAGGTAAGCTAAATGGAAAACATCATCAAACGTGTCGCGGCTCTGCTCAGTGTGAAGAGCATTGTCACACTCGTTCTGACTGGCGTATTTGCTTATTTGTCCGTCAAAAAGATGATCAGTCAGGAATTCATGATGGTTTATACGGTTGTTATTGCGTTCTATTTTGGCACGCAGTCTCAGAAGCTTCAGGATGCCATCACGAAGAAAGACGGTGATTCAGATGCCGGAGATTAAAGAGAATTTTACAAGTGCCAATATTTACAAAAATGGGAATACTCCCCGATACCTTGTAATCCACTTCTTCGGCGCATTCAGCAGTGCATACGGGGTTAGTGAATGGTTCAAGAACCCTGAGGCTCGTGCATCTGCCCACTACGCCGTTGATGAAAAAGACGTCATTTATCATTGTGTCCGCGATCAAGACGCTGCGTGGCACTGTGGAGCCTCAGGCGGATTCCGCCAGATTCATCCGTATTGCCGGAACACCAATTCAATTGGGATTGAGATGCGGCCGTCTAAGCTGAATCCCAAATCGATGAAACCATCGGATAAGGACTGGTACTTTGAGGAGAAAGTCGTCGCAAATACAATATGGCTGGCGGCTCAACTCATGCAGAAGTATAATATCCCGATTGAAAATGTCATACGGCATTGGGACGTAACTGGAAAGATCTGCCCGGCGCCGTATGTAGGTGCTTATTACAACACGTACTATAAGATGACCGGTGATCAGCAATGGGAGAAATTCAAGGAACGTCTGGAGGAGGCAATCGAAGTGCGATATAATAAACTTGGCGAAGTGAAGAATCAGACTTATCGCAAGACGCTGGACAAGCTCATTCAGAAAGGGCTGCTTCAGGGGAAAGGTGGTGTTGGCGAGAGCCGCATCATTGATTTGAGTGAGGACATGGTTCGGACACTTGTCATTCTTGATCGAGCAGGAAAGTTTGACTGATAAATGGAAAGAACCCCGCTGTAGCAAATCATCACTACGGCGGGGTGTACTAATAATATACTATTAAGCGACGTCTGCAAGCTATTTTATTTTTTCAATTTCGCTCTTTAGCCATTGAATGTCGCGTTGAGTATAAACCTTTTCCGTTATGTCATTTGCAGCATGCCCAATAATAGTATTGGCTAGACAAAACGGTGGAGTGTAATATCACTACACGTAAAGAGTTGAAGTCCTAACAAGGGCTCCTTCTTTTTCTTACGCGAAATTAACAAACGCCTTTATGAAGGAGGTTGATATTATGTTAACAGCAATTATTGTATATTTGATTATTGGAGCTATTACTGTATTATTACTTCGTAATGTTTTTGCTGATGTGGTAAAGAATGAAAATTTATCCGTAAAGGTCATATATTACGTTGCGATGATCGTGGTGGCATTACCAGGATTTATATACGGGTTTGTAAAGGGCGTATATCAGGAATTCAAAAATAAGTCGGAGTCCTAACAAGGACTCCTTCTTTTTCTTACGCAAAATTTACATCTTCTTTAATGGAGAAACATTAACATGTTTTAATTCGAAAGGAGATTTTATTATGTATAACACTATGGAACTCACGAAGAAGATCACTGATCGCTGTGACGAACTGATGGCGATTGCCAAGAAGCAGATCATCGAGATTGCTATCGATAGCGATAGCATTAACGAGGACGGATTCAAGGCAATGAACTTGATGCTCGGGTTGGTCAATGATTGCAAGGAGTTGGCTGCGGATTATGCTATGAAAATGGAACAGATCCCTGAAATCAACAAAAAGCTTGATAAGCTTCTCCAGAAGAAAGAGTCCTAACAAGGACTCCTTCTTTTTATATTTTCCGAATGGAGGTATCCAAATGAGATGGTAAATTAAGATCGTAAAAATTCCCGGGTAAGAAATTTCAGAAAACAAGTCAGGAGGGTATTATGTGGATTTATATTTTAGTCGGCATTCTGTGTAATTTAATCGGTGCTCTGACAATGTGGTTTATAATGAAACCGCATGTAGAGGGCGCAATCATCATCGAGAATGGTGACGCATATCTTCAGCTTAACCATGCGCCGGAACTGCTTACGGAGCATCAGTATGTGACCTTCATGGTTGTATCGCGAAAATAGAATTCGCTTAAAATACATACTCCTTTATAGAAAGGAGAGTGATTCATATGAAAAAAATCATAGGGCGTTGTGTAGCAACCATTGGAGCACGTCTTTGGCAAAACGGAGGATGGACCGGCGATGAACGTTACGAGGATCTAAAGGTAACGGGAAAGCTTGGATATCATATGTTTTGTACGGGACTTAGCTTGATGGGGATATCGCCCAATGAGCTTGAAAATATGACAAGTCAGTAAACTTTATCGAAAGAGATCTAACAAGGTCTCTTTCTTTTCGCGGTATTTGCATGCTCCTTTATGAAAGGAGTGTGTTATATGAGATATACAGATGCGAAGTTATTGAAAAAAGGAGACTTGGTTGTCATTGACCACAGAAATAAATACTATGCGGGATTGATATTAGAAATTGAGAGTATCAATAACGATTGTGATAATTGGTGTGGTCGTGTGACGTTAAAACAACCTGGCTTTGACAACAAGTTTCGTATAAAAGATTACGACACAAGACATCTACAAAGATATGAGCCTTAACAAAGGCTCTTTCTTTTTCTCTTCGCGAAAATTACACAGTGTATTATGAACAAAATAAGGAGGTAGTTGGTATGCAAAAATCAAACAAAGAATATGGAGAAATCATTACCGAAGAAATGATCGAATTTACAAAACTTGTGATGAAATACTCACCTAGCCAACTTTTAGCTATGGTAACGGCTGTAGATTTAGATAATTTACAGTATGAGATGGGCACGAATGGTGCTACGAAAGAGGAAATCAGAACAAGTAGCGAATGCCATCATGATATTTGGGAAATGATGCGAATGTGTGGTATTAGCAACTAACCGCTTATCAAAAGAGGCTCCGTCACTACGACAGGGCCTCTTCTTTTTCGCGCCAAATGCAATGTCTATTATGGAACAATTAACATTGAAAGGAGCTTTATAATGAACGAAAAGACATTAGAAGAACGAATGGAGGAGGAATTGAAGGATCAGTTGACTGATATTTCAATGCTGCATACGGGTAATCCGGAAAAGACGGAAGCGATTAAAGCGTTCGCGGTACTGTATGATAAGCGGCAGGACACAATCAAACTGAAGGCTGAAGCTGAAGAAGCAAAGGCCAAGAAGAAAGATCGTGTCGTAGACCATATCATCAGTGGCGTTGGAACAGTATTACCGGTTCTGGCTACAGTTATTATGTATGTAGTCGGTATGAATTTCGAGAAAACTGGCACATTGACCTCGACGTTTTTCCGTAATCTTGTCGGAAAAATGAAAGTCACGAAGTAATTGTGCTGAAGAGGGGTCGTTGAGAAATCAACGGCTCTTCTTTTTATGTATTGCAGAAGAAAAAATAGATGAAGCAATGCGAATTCTGGTAAACAATCTTTGACTGAGCTGACATTTGAGGACGCGAAAATAACATCTCCTATAATGAAAGTAATTATATTTTGGAGGTTTATCTTATGGTCACATTTGTATTGCTGTTGATTGCTCTTGTTGCTGGTGCAGTCGTCATTGTCAGTATTGGAGGTATTGGCATTGGATTGGCCGTTGTCGGCGTTGGAGATGTGATCGTTGGCATTATCATTCTGATTCTGTTAGGTAAAAACCGAAGAAAAAGAAAAAGGGATTGAGTCCGCAAGGACTCTTTCTCTTTTTACGCGGCGAATACACTGCCCTTTATGAAGTAAACACTTTATGGAGGGAATAATTATGAAGAAAAAATCTACACTTGGAAACAAAATTCTGGCTGTCTGTTTGCTTGTAGTATCGGCGATTCCGATGATAATGGAAAAGGAAGCTACAGGATTTATATTTATGTGTACGGTTGCAATTCCGCTGTTCTTTGCAAAAAGAAATTACATCTACGTATGAAAGGGTCCACATGGACTCTTTCTCTTTTTACGCGAAATTTACATCTGCTTTAATGGAAATAATAACAAAATAAAGGAGATATTATTATGAAAATCTGGAACAAAACTTCTAACGAACTGACTGTCAAGGAATTGTCAATTTTGGCGGTGGTTATGGGTCTGATTGCTGGTACAATCACGTATCTTTGCTATGCCACAGATTGGATTGAAACAGTCGGTGAAAAGATCACTGGAATCTGGAATAAGATCTTCCACAAGTAATTTCCAATGAGAGAGGTCCTGCATGGGCTTCTCTCTTTTTTTACGCGAAAAACACAAATTGTATTATGAGAAAGAAGTGGTAGTAGTGAGTCATGGGTGCGAGTCCCATCACCTGCGATTGGTGTCACATAGGAAATATGACCGAGCGACTCTCGGGCGGGAACTAAACCGTACAAGACCACGCTTTCTCTTTTTTCTTTCGCAAAAATTACAAGTCGTATTATGAAGGAGGGTTATATTATGACTTGGAAACAAATTGAAGCAAGCCGTGAGGCTCGCCTATGGATCGGACAGGTTATCGTCCCGGCAGTTGTCGGGATTATGGCTGTCTCACCGGAGGCAAGACAAACGGTCAAAGCCAAATACGTGCAGGTCAAGAATACGATTCGCCGTAAACTGGAGAAGAGGGGCTAATGCTCCTCTTTTTTATGCTCAGCAATACATATTACTTGTGTGGAATGCATTTCAGAAAAAAAAGACTGTCCACGACATCTACAAATGCACGGGATTTAAAAAGGAAGAAAAACATGACTAAAAAACAATATGAAAATTTAAAGATTGGCGATCTGGTAACTTGCTCTGGTGGTCCAAACAAAAATGTTCTTATGAGAGTTACTCGTAAGTATTTTGGTTGTGGTGGTTCAAATTGCTTAAAAGCAGAGGGAATAGAGCCAAATACAGTATATAACCAAAGAAAAGCTTTTAGACATGACAATTGGACTTGCGGTGCTGCAAGTTGCTTTAAAGTTATTAAAGGTACTATGTAATTTTTATATTTTTGAAAAGGAGTTTAAGAAAAAATATGTTGGAATGGGCACAACTAAAAGGAGAATGAGATATGTATAGCAACAATCCTGAAATTCTGGAGGACGGAACGGAATACTATCCGCCGATAAATAGCTGCTCGTATGACGAGCATGAACTCGACATGTATTTCGTTGGGGATAATTACGGGAAAGACGAAGATTAACGTGAAATTTACAAGTCGTATTATGAAGAGACTATTAGCTTAAATGGTAAAGCACAAGATAAAAATCTTGAGGTTGTTGGTTCGAGTCCGACATAGTCTCTTCTTTATATTTTTCTGAAAGGAAGTATCAATCATGCGAATTAACATTCGAAAAACTGGACCACTGATTGCTACTGGTCTAGCATGTGCCGGGGTCATTATAACGGCACTTCTGGCTGTGAAAAAAGCCTCAGAGGTTCAGGAAGCCGTGGAAGATGCGCGTTTGGAACGAGGTGGAGTTTTAAACCCAATTGAGGTTGTCAAAGCCGCAGTTCCTTCTGCATGGCCGGTTTGTGCTGCTGCAGCGGGAACGATTGCTTGTATTGTTGGAATTCAAGCAATGAATCAGAAGCAGCAGGCCTCCCTTGTGGCGATGTATGGCATCGCAGCAAAGAGTCTGAAGAAGTATGACGGTAAAATCAAAGAACTGTTTGGCGAAGATGCGCCTGCTAAAGTGAAAACGGCGATTGCACAAGACACAGTCGATGAGTGTCCTAAGCCAAATTCTGTCGGAGATGCTTGTACGTTTTACGATATGATCTCTGGCAGATATTTTACGAGTACCATGTTGGAAGTTCGGGATGCAGAGTACCATTTCAATCGCAAATTCGTGATTGAAGGCGGACAGGCTACATTAAATGATCTATATGAGCTTCTTGGACTCGACCCCATTGAAGGTGGCGATATTGCCGGTTGGGATATTTATGAGGCTGGCGAATTTTATGGATACGAATGGATCGACTTCGAACATCAACTGGCGAAACTCGTTGGTGATGACGGGAATGAGTTTGAATGTTATATTCTCTCCTGCCCATTTCCCCCATGTTATTTGAACACGAAAGAAGAATTTGACCCAATTGAGTTCGAATGCGCAGAAAAAACACCGCTTATTATGAAGGAGGTATGAACTTATGAAAAAGATCAATACACTGAAAATTCTTGGCGTCGTATCGTCCGTCCTTGGTCTGGTCTTACCATTACTGGATCAGTATTTGGACGAGCAGAAAACGAGAGAAATCGCACGTGAAGAAGCTCAGAAAGTTCTGGCTGAATCCAACGAAGAAGAGTCTGAATAAGGCTCTTCTTTTATATTTGCTATGGATGCAGCTGAACTTGTTGTGAAGTACATAGAGACTTCACTTCCTCCGCCTCAGATCGAATGGGGGCGAAGAGAATTTGACCAGAGGATCTACGAACGATGGGCAGCAGAAGAACTGTTATCTTGCCTGTTAAACTGCGGTGAAAAAGATCCGGTTGCAGTTGCCGATGGATATTTGCTATCTCTTATCGCTGCCACAGGGTCTTGCATAGACAATAAAAACCTTATATTCTCCTCTGCGATTCATACCGCGGAGACACTATTACATCTCATTGAGAAGGAGTATTCAGTATGAAGACAACAACTTTAACAAGTATGATGACTTGTGTATGGAAGGTGATGCGAAAACATTCTCCTGAGATCCTGACTGCACTTGGAATCGCCGGATTTACGACAGCCGCAGTAATGGCCGTTAAAGTCACACCGAAGGCATTGGAAAAAGTGCGACAAGACAGCCAGAAGAACCATAATGGCGATCGTTATGCCTATACAAAAAAAGAGGCAGTTGCATCGGCTTGGCGTCATTATGTACCTGCAGTTGGTGTCGGCCTTTCATCCGCTGCCTGCCTGATATTTGCCACATCTACCAATCTGAGACGAAATGCAGCACTGGCTACGGCATATTCGATCTCAGAGGCAACGCTTCGGGACTATCAGGCAAAGACGCTTGAGATGGTTGGCCCAGAAAAAGAGCAAGAGATCCGTAATGCTGCAATCAAAGAGCGCACCGAGCGTCAGCCGATTCAGACGGACAAGCTCTTTGTGACACGAAAGGGCGAGACTTTGTGCTATGACCCATGGTCGGATCGATTGTTTAAGTCAGATCCGGACTTTATCACGAAAGCAGCAAATTTGCTCAGCCGGGAAATGCTGGATACCGGATATGTAAGTCTGAACGATTTCTATTATGAGATCGGATTGGCAGAGACAAAAGCTGGCAACGAACTTGGTTGGAAAGTCGAGAAAGGGCTGATCGACCCCATCTTCAGTGGTCAGCTCACACAGGATCAGCAGCCGTGTCTGGCAATTGACTTCCGCGTCCAGCCCGCAATTGGATTCGACGAATGAGGTGCTGTGGGATGAATTTGAATTTCAACAGTGTATTTGGGCAGAGAATCGTCTCTCGAATTATACGTCGAATCGCAAAAAAGAAGTTTGGCTGCGATGTAGATGTACAGATCTCGGATCTTCAGCTCTATGAGACTGCAGACGACCAGCATGTGTGTTTGTCGGCTAATTTTAAGCTGAGCGTTGTAAAGAACGATGTTGATAAACTTGTCAACATGGTCTAATTGCGCGAAATTTACATCTACTCTAATGGAGAAATACCAAAATTATTATAAAGGAGTTTTAACAATGGAAAACACTATGGACAATGAAGTCATCACGAAGGAAACGGAAGCTACTTCCGAATCGACGGAACTGACTCCTGCAAAGCAGGATGATGTGCGTGTTATGACTGCTGGTGAAACCGCTATTGGCGTCGGCATTATTGGTGGACTGTCCGTGCTTGCATGGGAGGCTGCAATTAAGCCGTTGGGCAAGAAGGTGCTCGCTGCAGGTAAGACTGCACTTCAGAAAGCAAAGGAGAAAAAGGCCGGTAAATTCGAGAAGAAGGCCGAAGAACCTGAAGACCTCGTTGAGGTTGACGAGAATTAAACTCGATTAGTAATCCGTAATTCTCAGTGAGAGGAGTCCGCAAGGGCTCTTCTCTTTTATTTTTATGAGGGAGGTTGACTATGGATTTATATTCGTACACCGGTCCGGTCACAATGTTTGATCGTTGTGTCGCAAATTGCTGGAAGGGCGAGACGTATGCTTCCAGCGAGAAAAAAGCAAAAAGTAATTTGATCTTCCAGTATAAGCAGCAGAACGGCTTGACTCCGGCGAGTAAGGTCAATCTCCCCGGCAAGCTTGTGAAGATCGAACAGTGAAAGGAGCCGGTTATGGCTGAAATCAAATCTTTGGAAGAGAACAATGCACCGCGTGAGAAGCGGGAAAAGCTCATCACTGGCGAAGCAAAGACCAGAAAGCGTCTTGGTGATGTCTTTATTGCGGAGGATGTCCGGACTGTAAAGAACCACATTTTCATGGATGTGATTGTCCCTGCGATCAAGACCGTCATCGTGGATATTGTCACAAACGGTATTCAGATGATGCTTTGGGGTGACACGATCAATCGTGGAAAAGCGCCCGGAACCAAATACAACTATGGTAACTGCTATAATAGCTTGAATCAGCCGCAGCGTACTCAGAAAACCAATTATACGGGATATGGTTACGAAGATCCGATCGTTACCTCTCGTGGTGATGCAGAACGTATCTTGCAGGAGATGAGCGAAATCATTCAAGAATATGGTCAGGCGAGTATTGCAGATCTCTATGATCTGTGTGGTATCACCGGTCGCCCGACCGATATGAACTACGGTTGGACAGAAATGCCCGGAGCACGCTCTATCCGAATCCCTGAGGGTTATGTCATTCAGATGCCGAGACCTATCTGTATTAAATAAAAGAAAGGACATTTTTCAATGAAAAACGAAATGATGGAAAAGGCTGCAAATGCCTTGACGAAGTTCAGTGCAAAAGCAAAAGCACATTCTCCGGAGATCCTGCTGATTGCAGGCATTGCCGGTGCAGTCGGTACAGTGATTCTGGCATGTGTCGGAACCCGGAAACTTGATGCTGTTCTTGAGGACAGTAAGAAGCGTATTGATGAAGCAAAAGAAACCGTCGTTGAGAATAAGGATGAGCAGACCGCATCCAATAATTCGAAGGCACTTGTCCTGGCATATGCACAGACGAGTCTGGACTTTGCAAAGATTTACGGTCCGGCAGTTGTGCTTGGCGGACTGTCGATCTATTGTTTGCTCTCTTCGCATCGGATCATGAAAGATCGCAATGAATCCCTCGCGGCAGCATACACGACCGTTTATACAGCATTTAAGCAGTATCAGGAGCGTGTTGCGGAGAAAATTGGTGCGGAAGCAGAAAAAGAAATCCGCTATGCTGTTGAGAAAAAGAAGGTCGATGAGACTGAGACAGACGAAAATGGGAAGCAGAAAAAGCTCAAGAAGTCTATTGACATCGCGACAATGCCGAGCGGCTATGCGAAGTTCTTTGATGAGTGCTCCCGCGAATGGGTGAAGGATCCGGAACTCAATCTGATGTTCCTTCGTGGAAAACAGGCAATGCTCAATAACAAGCTTCAGGCATGTGGTTTTGTGTTTCTAAATGAAGTCTATCGCGAGCTTGATCTGTGTGAACCGACGCAGGAAGGCCAGGTGGTTGGCTGGTACTATACGCCAGAGCATCCGAGTTTCATCGACTTCGGCATTTACAACACGAACCGTTCGACAGAACGCTTTGTCAACGGATATGAGCGCTCGATTCTGCTTGACTTCAATGTGGATGGAGTCATCATCGACAAGCTGTAAGGAGGATGAAGATGCATAAAGCATTATATTTTGCACTTGGCGTTGCCGTAGGTGCAGGTGCTTCATGGTACTTTTGGAAAGAGTATCATAGAAAAAGAGCTGATGAAGAAATTCAGTCAGTAAAGGAAGCCTTTGCATCCAAAAAAGCCGAAGAAGGAAAATCTGAGAAAAAAGAAGTACAAATGACGGTGGATCTCGAAGCAGATTCAGTCGCTTATGAGAAGGAGCGGCAGTCCAAACTTCAGGACTATCGGGCAATGGTTCGTGAGTCTGGCTATCGGTCACGGACTTCTCCGAAGGATTTGCTGGAAGATGACCCTAATGAACCGCCTCCCGGAGACAATGTCACAAAACCATATGTCATCAGACCCGAAGAGTTTGATACACTCGACAACTATGATGCGGTCTGTTATACCTACTATGCCGATGGCGTTTTGGTTGATGAGGATGAGGATCCGCTAGAGATTCCTGAAATTGCCACAGCAATCGGTTTGGACTTTGCTTCCCATTTCGGCGATTACGACGAGGATTCTATCCACATTCGAAATGATATGCGCCACATCGATTATGAAATCGTTCGAGATTTGAGAAAGTACGGGGATTTCCATGAATCAGAATGAGCTGACTGACGCCTACTTTGAATGGATGTATCAGCTCGCGTTTTCAAACCAAAATGATATTTCATACCGGAGGCTTTGTGCTTATCTGAACAATGTCACATTCTATCCGCGTTTGCCGATGGATGAGAATCGTGCGCAGGATGGCGAAGATCTCCGGTATCGTTTTGGTTACGATCAAGGGCATGTCCATCCAGAGATTGGATCACTGCTCGATTGTAGGCCATGCAGCATGCTTGAGATGATGGTTGCTCTAGCTCTTCGTATGGAAGAGGACATCATGACAAATCCGGCAATGGGTAATCGCTTACCACAATGGTTCATGGAGATGCTGCAGAGCCTCGGATTGGACGATATGACGGATGAGCAATTTGACCGCCATAAAGTCATGACCGTCGTTCGGCGATTTATGGATGGAAAGTACAAGCCAAATGGAAAAGGCGGACTGTTTACAATCCCCTCATGTGAGCGCGATTTAAGAACTGTAGAAATCTGGTATCAGATGAACTGGTATCTGAACAGTATTATTTACGAGAAAGGGTGTTAACAATGGACGAGATGCTTCGCTATATTTTCAAAAGCATGAAAAATTACGACCAGGAATTTCTAGCAACGGCTCGCGGGTTTATCGCAGTGAAAAAGTGCTTCAAGGCTCAGAACAAGGTCAACAACCTTGTCACCCTAAGTCTTGGTCTGCTCTGTCTTGCGCATATGATTGCCTATTCCGATATCAAAAATCTCTATGAGAGAGTTGCGGCACTCGAAAAGGAGAAAAATCAGAATAAAGGGGAATAAGGATTTCTATGTTTGACTTCCTCAGGATTTCTACCAGAAGCAGCAAGCAAGGTATTGAAATCTACCCGAAGTTCATGGTTTGTAAGTCTTCTGATCTCATGATTCGCGGCGGGGATTTTTATGCAATCTGGCTGGAAGATCGAGGAATGTGGTCTACTGACGAGCAGGACGTTTTGGATCGAATCGATTATGAACTCGACAAATACGCAAAAGACAACAAAGAGCTCTTCGGTGAACATCCAAGAGTCTTGCATGTCAGAGACTCGGAAACCAGATTCATCGGCGCATGGCACCAGTTCTGCCAAAGAGATATGCGGGATTCCTACCACATGCTGGATGAGAAATTGATATTCTCCAATATGCCGACGAGTAAAAAGGATTATGCCAGCAAGCGTCTGCCGTACCCATTAGAGAAAGGCAGCCATGATGCATATGATCGTCTTATGTCTGTTTTATATTCTCCGGAAGAGCGGATGAAGATTGAATGGGCAATTGGTTCAATCGTATCTGGCGACTCCAAACGGCTGCAAAAGTTCATGGTGTTGTATGGTGCTGCTGGAACAGGCAAATCCACTGTCCTGAACATTATTCAGCAGCTCTTTGAAGGCTATTACTCGGTGTTTGACGCCAAAGCACTCGGTTCATCTTCGAATGCTTTTGCTCTGGAAGCCTTTAAGACAAATCCGCTTGTTGCTATCCAGCATGATGGTGACTTGTCGCGCATCGAAGATAATACTCGTCTGAACTCGCTTGTCTCTCATGAGATAATGACTGTCAATGAGAAGTTCCGTCCGACCTATTCGAATCAGTTCAAAGCCTTTCTCTTTATGGGCACTAACAAACCGGTAAAAATCACGGATGCAAAATCAGGTCTGCTTCGACGTCTGATTGACGTATCCCCATCCGGAGAAAAACTGTCCCCGAAAGAGTACAAGGTTGTGACAAAGCAGATTGCATTTGAATTAGGCGCGATCGCCTATCATTGTCAGGAAGTCTATCTTTCAAATCCCGGTCGTTATGACGACTATGTTCCACTCGGGATGCTTGGTGCTTCCAACGATTTTTACAATTATATTCTCGATAGCTACTATGTGTTCAAGTCTGAGGATTCGACGACACTTAAGGCGGCGTGGGCAATGTATCGCACATACTGCGAGGAGGCGAATGTTCCTTATCCACTCTCGCAGCGTTTGTTCAAAGAAGAACTGAAGAACTATTTCCAAGAGTATTCAGATCGCTACAATGCGGCGGATGGAAACCGGGTTCGTAGTTTCTATCAGGGATTTCGAGCGGACAAGATCGATGGAAAAGACGTAGGTATCATTCCAGAGCCGACAAAATCGACATGGTTGGAGTTTTATGAACAAAAATCACGATTGGATGAAATTTATGCTGACTGTCCTGCCCAATATGCCTCTAATTCTGGAACACCGTCTCAAAAATGGGAAAATGTATCCACAAAGCTGAAAGATCTTGATACGCATCGACTTCATTACGTTCGCGGCCCTGAAACGCACATCTTTATGGACTTTGATCTTCCTGGTGACGATGGGAAGAAGTCATTTGAACGAAATCTGGAAGAAGCATCGAAATGGCCTCCAACCTATGCTGAACTGAGTAAATCAGGCGATGGAATTCATCTCCACTATATTTATACTGGCGATGTGTCCAAGCTTGATCCCATTTACGCAGATCACATTGAGGTGAAGACTTTTAAAGGGAAGAGTTCGCTTCGGCGTAAATTGTCGAAATGCAATAATCTTCCGATTGCGACGCTCAGTTCAGGTCTTCCACTGAAAGGAGAGAAACCAATGATTGATCCGAATGTGGTACAGAGTGAGAAAGGTCTCCGCACCACAATTCAGAAATGTTTACGCAAAGAGATCCATGGCGATACACGCTCTAATGTCGATTTCATCTACAAAGTGCTAGAGGACGCTTATAAGAGCGGGATGCACTATGATGTTGGAGATATGGAGAACGCTGTGATCAACTTTGCCATGAAGAGTACCAATCAGGCAGATTACTGCCTGAAGCTTGTGACAAAGATGCACTTCAAGTCTGATGATCCTGCAGATCCAATTGCTTCCAATGAGAACGATCCAATTATATTCTTCGATGTCGAAGTCTTCCCGAACCTCTTTCTGATTGTTTGGAAGATTCAAGGGCCTGGACATTCTTGCGTCAGAATGGTGAATCCGAAACCTCGTGAGGTTGAAGAGCTCTTCCATTATAAGCTGGTCGGGTTTAACAACCGATGGTACGATAATCACATCTTGTACGCAGCTATGCTCGGTTACAGCCCAATGGAGATCTTCAAACTATCTTCCAGAATCATCAATGACCACAATAATGGTGATCTGTTCGGTGAGGCATACAATATCTCTTACACGGATATTTATGACTTTGCATCAACAGCAAACAAAAAGAGCCTGAAGAAATTCGAGATTGAACTCGGTATTCATCATCAGGAACTTGGTTTGCCGTGGGATCAGCCGGTGGCAGAGGATATGTGGGATAAAGTTGCTGAGTATTGCGAGAACGATGTAATTGCAACGGAGGCAACATTCGATCATCTCAAGGCGGACTGGAATGCACGGTTGGTTCTGGCAAAAGTCGCAGGTATGCTGCCGAACGACACCACGAACAGTCTCTCCACCCGAATTATATTTGGCAAGGAGAAGCATCCGCAAAGCCAGTTCAACTATCGTGATATGGGTGACACATCCATTCCGACGCATTCGTGGGTTTGGCCTCCAGAAAAAGATCTGCCGTTCAAATCTGAGTGTGATGAGTACAACCTGTTTGATGATCTGAATCGACCGGTATTTCCCGGATACAAATACGAGTATGGGAAATCGACCTATCGGGATGTGAATGCGCTCAACCCGAATCCCGATCAACAGACAGTTGGTGAAGGTGGCTATGTCTACGCTGAACCTGGTATGTACTGGAAGGTTGTGGTCTTGGACATTGCATCCATGCATCCAAGTTCGATCATTGCGGAACAGTTGTTTGGCCTGGTCTACACGAAGCGATTTGAAGAAATCAAAGATGCCCGTGTTGCAATCAAGCATAAAGAGTTCGATAAGGCTCGGTCCATGCTGAACGGCAGTCTGAATGAAGCAATCGATATGATTGAGCGGGGCGAGATGACGACGGATGATCTGTCTCTGGCGCTGAAAACGGTCATTAACTCTGTTTATGGTCTCACCTCGGCAAAGTTCGACAATCCGTTCCGTGACAAGCGTAATGTAGACAACATCGTCGCAAAACGTGGTGCTTTGTTCATGATTAACCTCAGAAATGAGGTGCAGTCTCGCGGATTCACAGTTGCACACATCAAGACAGACTCGATCAAGATCCCGAACGCAACGCAGGAGATCATTCAGTTCTGCTTTGACTATGCGAAACAGTATGGCTATACTTTTGAACACGAATCGACCTACGAAAAAATGTGTCTCGTCAATAATGCCGTCCTGATCGCAAAGTATGCAGATCCTGAATGGTGTAAAAATGAGTATGGATATATTCCCGAGAAGAACGGAAAGCATCCGAATGAATGGTCTGCAACGGGAACGCAGTTTGCAGTCCCGTATGTGTTCAAGACGCTCTTCTCGCATGAACCGATCGAGTTTGGCGATCTCTGCGAAACAAAGTCTGTAATGTCCTCGCTCTCACTGGATATGAACGAGAACCTTCCGCCTGACGAGCACAATTATATTTATGTCGGACGAGTTGGTCAGTTCTGCCCGATCAAAGCTGGATGCGGTGGCGGCCTACTGATGCGCGAAACAACAAACAAGACAACCGGAGAAAAAGGATATGCGGCGGCTACCGGGTCGAAAGGTTATCGGTGGCTAGAATCTGAGTCGGTGCGGCTTCTGGAGAAGGAAGCGTGCATCGATGTTTCTTATTATGAAGCACTTGTCGATGATGCCAGAGCTGCGATTGCTAAATTCGGTGATGCAGACTGGTTCATTGATGGGAAAGCAGACACACCTCCGTGGGAAGCTGCGGAGGAACCTTGGTCCAACGGCGATACATTCGCTGTCAGATAAATCAACATTTATATTTTGAAAAGGAGTTTCAACACTATGGAAAACGTTCGTAACATCCCTCCCCTTAACATTCAGGGCGCCAAGATCGTCAAGTGTAACTTCGCCGGTCGTGCGGAAGACTACAACCGTGAGGGCAATCGCTACTTCACTATCCGCATCGATGATCCGGAGCTGGCCAATTCCTTGCTTGCAGATGGCTGGAAGCTCCGCGAGGGCAAGCTGCGCAATGAAGATGATGAACCGCGTTGGTATATGGATGTCAAGGTCGCGTTCAATGAGTATTACCCGACGAAGATCTGCATGTACTCGGGCAAGACTCGGAAAGAGCTGAATGAGGACACCTGTGCGGTTCTTGATCGTGCTCGCATCCTCAATGCCGATATGACGGTTCGTCCCCGTTATTGGGAGGTCAATGGTAAGTCCGGGTATAAGGCTTACCTGAAGGTGCTGCATGTGACGATCGAGGAAGAAGATCCGTGGGCAGATGCCTACGCTCAGTACGACGAACAGTAATTTGTACATCTCGGGAGCTCTGAAATATGGGCTCCCGACTTATATTTTGGAGGTTTAACCACTATGAAACAACGTTTTGTATTCAGTCTTGGACTGACTTTAGGATTTTGCATTGGGGCTACGCATGCTATTGAAAAAATGATGTCCGTGAATGAGATCCGCAAAGCTTGCGCGAATCATATTGCAAATAAGATTTCGGACTTTCTATATGGAAAGTGCCGTTGTGATTACGCTTATGATTGGAGCTTCGCTACACAGGAAGATTGCGAAAAGGCATGGCATGATATTTGTGAGACCATTCAATTGTATGGTCAAATTACTGTAGCCGAGGTAAAGGAAATTGCTGGTGTAAAGTCAAGCTCTTATGAGGATATGAAAAGAGGTTGGGTTGAGAATATCGGTATGAGTCTCAAACCTGAAAAAGATGAAACATGGACTATCCATCTGCCGGAGCCAAAAAGACTGCCCAAGAGGAGGTATTAATATGCATAACGCTGTTAAGCAAATATGCTTGTGTCTTACGATTATGTCTTGGGCTTTGCTATTTCGGATAGCTCCAGACGTTGTTATTACATGGGTTGAGGAACATTGGGGTCTTGTGGCTATTTTTTCCACAATCACATGGCTTTGGTATTGTGTATACGATAATCACAAAAACTGAGAGGAGATGCTTATATGGTTTCTAACTATAAAGAAGTGTATTTTGATCCTTATTGTTCGAAATGCAAGTATCTGAAAAAGACTGAGCAGGAAGAGCCGTGCGACGAGTGCCTCAATAATCCAGTTAACGAATACACCCATCGTCCTGTTAAATTCGAGGAAAAAGAATGAGCGGAATCAGCCTTTATGATTTCCAACTCGAAGCGGTCAAAAAAATGCACAATGGATGCATCCTCTGTGGCGATGTCGGAAGTGGTAAATCCAGAACATCCCTAGCATATTACTGTCTCCAGCAAAATCGAAGCAGGGATACGATCGTATATGGAAAGATCCCGCAAAAAATTGAAGATCTCTACATCATTACGACTGCCCGAAAACGTGACACATTTGAGTGGGATTCTGAACTAGCTAACTTCCGTATGTCCACCAATCCCGAGAACGATGCATTTAAGCACTCTGTTGTCATCGACTCATGGAACAATATTTATAAATATAAAGATGTTAAAGATGCTTTCTTTATATTCGATGAGCAGCGTGTGGTTGGACGTGGAGAATGGGTAAAGAGCTTCCTGAAAATTGCAAAGACAAATCATTGGATCCTACTCTCGGCAACGCCTGGCGATAAGTGGGAGGATTATATTCCTGTCTTTGTCGCTAATGGATTCTATAAAAATCGTACACAATTCAACAATGAGCATATCATCTGGGACCCGCGAGTCAGTTTTCCGAAAGTGCGTGGATATTTTAACACCAACCGTCTTATCCGACTTCGAGATCAGGTACTTGTCCAGATGGATGACCAGCGGACAACAATTCCGCATCACGAAGATGTGTTTGTCGCCTATGATATTTCCACATATCGCAATCTGACGCGAACTCGTTGGAACCCCTGGCTGGAGAAGCCAATTGAGACTGCATCAGAGCTATGTTATGCGTGGAGAAAAGTTGTGAATTCCGATGACTCCCGCCAGATTGCAGTGCTGGAAATTCTTGAAGATCATCCAAAAGCCATTATATTCTACAACTTCGACTATGAGTTGGAGATTTTAAGGAGTATTGGATATGAAGAGGGAACCGAAATCGCTGAATGGAATGGGCATAAACATGATGCACTTCCTACCGGTGACAAATGGGTCTATTTGGTGCAGTACACAGCAGGTTGTGAAGGATGGAATTGTGTTACGACAGACACGATTATATTTTTCTCCCAAACCTATTCCTACAAGGTATTGCATCAAGCCGAGGGTCGTATCAATCGCCTTAATACCCCTTACCAAGACCTCTACTATTATCACCTGAGAAGCCGAAGTGCTATTGATCTGGCAATTTACAGAGCATTATCGGAGAAAAAAACTTTTAACGAAGGCGCGTATCTCAAACGCGCTGGATTTTTTAAGAAGGAGAAGTTCAATGAAACGACGTAATCATTTATACTGGCTGATTCTGGCTTTTATCGTAGCATCTTTTACCATCATTTTCTGTGCGGCAACGCTGGTCATTCAGGATCAGAGCAAACAAATGGAGCATCAGCAAGAGATCGAATCTATCCGGCTTCGTGAGAAGCAAGAAGCAATGAATGAACCGACGGCACTTACATATACTGAACCTAGTGTATATGAGTCGCCACTGGAAAATGAGAAAAATTCTGAGACAGTTGTTATGAATCATTATGAAGACCAGCCCATGGTTATGGATGAAGAACCTATGGATGATGAAAAAGGCGGCTTAGAATGCGAATCCAAAGAGGATGTGGAACTACTGGCTTGCGTTATTTATCAGGAAGCCGGCGGAGACACTTGCTGTGATATGTGTCGAAAGCGAGTTGCTGATGTTGTTCTGAATCGTGTTAAGGATTCCCGTTTTAAAGGGACGACTATTGAGGAAATTCTGACCGATGGCGATCCTGCTCCGCAGTGGGGATTATATTCTATTACAGGTGTTGTGTGGCCCGAAAAAGCATCATATCCAGAAGAAGCTGAGGCTGTTCAGCGGGCTCGGGATACTGCACTCGAGGTGTTGGAAGGTCATCACAGCGATTTAACGGAGGATTATATTTGGTGCGCTGAATTTCCGCAGGGTGCAGATATCATAAACTGCTGTGGAATTTACTTTGGAAAATGAGTAAGATTCCGCAAGTCGGCGACCGACGAATGGAGTCGTTCATCGGAAAAGGCATTTATACCCAGTGCAAATTGAGCGATCCTGAACCATGTGTGGTGACTTATGTGAATTACCAACATCGTTGGTACGAGGTTTATTTTGAAAGGTTAGGTTTCTGTTGTGGCTATAAGTTTGATACGATCAACGAAGAAGAGGCAAACTCCGATTGATTCTAAAACCTATTCCAAGCTAGATCCGTATATGAAATTTACAATTAAGAATGGATGTGAACCGGTCATGGACACTACACAGATCAAAGAATTGATCAGCCGGCGGAGACGACAGGTTCTCGTCCACAGCGTTATTTACTACAAACTGAATGATAATCTGATCGATGATACGACATGGTCTAAATGGGCACTGGAATTGGAGGAATTACAAAACCAGTATCCAAAAATTGCTGCGGACTGTCCTTTGGCAAAAGAGTTTCTAAACTTTGATCATTCCACTGGAATGAGTTTGCCCCTGGATAATCAATGGGCGGTGCGCACAGCACAATATCTACTCTCAATTACGCGTGAAAAGCAACGCACTTTATGAAGGGAGTTGATATTTATGAACAATCTTATTCTTTATGGTATTGGAGATGCAAAGTATCAATATCGGGTACTCAAGTATTTCTGTATTTACGATGAGCGCATTGACATTGCTGAGATCAAACGTATTGCACGCACGATGCAGGTTATAAACCCAAGCATTGAGCATGTATATTTGATCAGTAATCGACATAGTTTGAAACGTGAATTTCAGGAATCGATCAAACGGAACTCGATTGAGAGCTGCGCGATTTTCAAAGACATTTTGGAAAGAGAAGGCATTAAGATCTTCTAACTTGTAATGAAGCGGGACGTCTGGTACAAGGCGTCTTCGCTTTTATTTTTATGAAAGGACATATAACTATGGACGATGTGAGCAAATTCATTCAAGCAATTGGTGCAATGGCTGAAATGACAGCAATATTTTATACTACGTTATTAAAAGCAGGTTTACCCGACGATGTTGTTGTGACATTAACCGCCAAAATGCTAGGTGAAGTCATCAAAGCTGGCGGAAGCGAACAAAATGAGGATGAAAAATGAATAACTATATTTTCCTTATCGTTGGTCCTTCTGGAAGTGGAAAAAGCACGATCGCTGAACAGCTGGTGGAAACTATGAATCTCAAGCAGATCGAGTCTTATACGACTAGGAAACCACGCTCACAGCATGAAAGAGGATATATTTTCGTGACAGACAAAGAATTCGATAATCTGACTGATTTGGTCGGCTACACCGAATTCTGCGGTCATCGGTATGCTGCGACAGCAGCCCAGGTTGAGAAAAATGATATTTATGTCATTGATCCAGCTGGAGTTGCTTTCTTTAAGGAGCACTATCACGGTGCGAAGAAGGTGAAGGTTCTTGGCATCTGGGCAACGGAGCCCGCCAGAAAAAAGAGAATGTTCTTGCGCGGAGATCCGGAGGATTCCATTGTGAAGCGTCTGGAGAACGATAGAACGGCGTTTAGCACAGATATCTGTGATATTGTCTTTTATAACAAAAACCTGAAGGAAACGTGCGAGGCCGTCGCACAGTGCATTTCCTGGTATCTATTTATCAAGAACTAAACATAAGGAGGACTTGGTGATGGCAACACCACAAACCACTTTTACATTTCAATATGAGCGTCGACTCTGCAAGGTCAACAATGAGCTTGGATATTTTCATTGCTGGGAGCATTATAGCGAGCCCGTACCCGCTGGTCTGACAATTGGCTCTCCCCCTGCAGGCGTTATTAGCTATGTTTCTGGCATCGTGGAATTTGAGGATGGTGTACGTCATGTGGATCCTACTGAGATCAAGTTCTGTGATGAAGAACACGCGAATCTCTGTGCACTGAATAAATATGAAAAGGAGCGCTGCAAATATGAGGAAAAATGAACGGCTCATTGGTATAAGACCATATCAAACATCTACTGGCGATTGGCATTTTGAACTCACGTATGGTTATGAAGACACAAAGGGCGAGCATCACGTGATATTTCCCGATGTTCAGTGCCCGTTCCCAACGCAAGCAATTCCTTTTCCTGATACTCCACCTCGCTCGTGTGGATTGTCGATTCCGGGATTGGCGCAGATTCCATTGAATATGATGTATTGCCGGTTGGCACAGGAGCGTGGAATTACCGAGCCAGCTTATGCCTTCGATATTATCATAAAATACTTCACTCGTGACATGACCATTGAAGAAATTGAGAAAGAACTCGGATACAAGGTGAAAATTGTATCTAAAGAGGAGAAGAAATGACAAAGGAATTTTGTGATATTTGTGGGCGGCCCATTGAGACATATAAGAATGTTTCTGAGTTTAAGCTAAAAAAGGCAGTGCACACATTGCGTGAAAGCTGGTGGAGACGACTTACCGTTCACAATGCATGTTGGAAGGAACTGTGTAAGCAAATTGCAGATACAGCGATTACATATGAGCCAATGGAGGACGACCAATGAAATGCTTTTATCATAATGATGCAGACGGAAAATGTGCTGGGTTCTGGGTGAACTACAGAACTCGTCTTGCACCGCATACGGAAACTATAGACTTCATCGAGATGAGCTATGAAAAACCGTTCCCGATGGATACAATCCTGCCTGACGAGCAGATTTATATTGTGGACTACTCGATCATGCCTGATGAGATGCGGGAACTGCTGAAGATCACACAGGATGTCACCTGGATCGATCACCATAAGACAGCAATCGAACGCTATAAGGACTTTGGGCATGACATTCGTGGGATTCGGTATGATGGAATTGCCGGGTGCATGCTGACATACTGCTATCTCACGCATATGACCAATGGTGGACGCGGCGAGGTTCATCCGTTTGATCTTACGATGACAGAGGATGCGCCGTTCTTCACAAAGTTGATTGCAGACTGGGATGTCTGGAAGTTCGATTTCGGTGATACGGCACGCTACTTTATCACGGCATTTAACTGCGGCAACTTTGATCCACAGAGTCCTGAATGGCTGAAATTCAATTGTACAGAATCCAGTGCAGGACGCCTTGAAACCTCTATGGCCATCGAAGGTGCAAGCATGATTAAATACCGTGATGGTTGGGCGAAGGGATATTTGGAGAGATTTGGCTTCGAGACCGAGTTTGAAGGACTTAAATGTTTTGCGCTCAATCTCAGCAATTGTAGCAGCGAGTATTTCAAGTCACTGCCCGAAGGAAAATATGATGCTTTCATTGCGTTTGCCTTTAACGGTAAGGAATGGATTGTCAGCATGTATTCAACCAGTGTGGATGTCAGCGTGATCTGCAAGAAGCATGGTGGCGGAGGACATAAGAAAGCTGCTGGATTCTGTACCAAGGAGCTGCCGTTTAGAGGATAGATGACCTCGTCAATGAAGAAAAGTGTAAATACTTTAGGAGGAAAAAATATGAAAATCACCGTTGGAGAATTGATGACGAAGATTGAGGAAATCCAGTATATCATCGATGAACTGGATAAGATGCCGGGTTGTAATGCATCTACTGGTGCTTCACAATACCTCGAGGAGTATATCGACAGGCTGAAGGACATGAAGGTCGATATGTAACGAAAGGAGAAAAACCATGGCAAATCTGAGCGATACTCTTTTAGTCAGTATTAGTTTTTCTGAGAAAGACAAGGGTGTATTGGTGGTCGGCAGAAAAAGAAAGAATCAATCTGTGGAAATTGTCAATGCATTTCAAGGAGAAGAAGCACTTGAACTTTACAAGAAACTTGTAACGAAAAAGGAGCAAAATCATGAATCTTGATGAATTTCGCAAGGCTATGGAATCAGACGCAACAATCGAAAATGAGCGCCTGAAACGAGATCTTGCTGATGTTGAGAAGCGTTATCATGAGATGTCTGAAAAATACACGGACAGAATTCAAAGGCTAAATAGCGATTGCCGAGCTTTGGCAAATCGCTGCTTTGCTCTAACGCATGGTTCGATGTGTGTATTCTGCGAGCTGAGCGATTATTGTTGTAAGCATGCAATGTCTATTGACGATAAAGTAAAGGCTGCGAAAAAACTTATGGAGGAAACCAGCAATGCTTAAACTCGAAAAAACAGAAGTCGTCGGCTGGAAGGCAGCCATCAGAGGGATGCGGAATCCTATGAACTCGTGGGATCAGAGTGATAGTGATTACAGACCAATTCTCTGCAAAAGATGCGATAACTGTATGTCCTATCAGCTTGAGAAATGGGATGACTGTGAGCAATGTGAAGTAGAGCAGCAGACAAAAGCCCATGATGGTTTTATGATCGGCCCTAACGATTATGGCCTTATGAAAAAACTTTGTGCTGCCGGTACAGACCATCGTAAATTCATGCGGATGATCGAGGTGTATGTTGATATTACTGCACCTCTGTATTGGTGGAAAGAGTTCGATACATACAAGGTCGGTACGGTCGCCAATTCCTGCTCAACGATGCACAAGATCGCGGATAAGGAATTCACACTGGACGACTTCAGCCATGAGCATCTGAATTGCGAACCATATCACCGTCACTGGATTGAGAGTGCATCCGTCGATGAAGATATCACTTCACCACACAAGGTATGGATGACGCCTCTTGATATTCTTAGATGCACAATCGAGATGCTAAACGCATATCGCGAAAGCTACCTTGAAACCAAGGATAAGCAGGATTTCTTGCAGATGATCCAGCTCCTGCCCAGTTCATATAACCAAAAGCGGACGATCATGTTGAGCTATGAGGTACTTGCTAACATCTACAAATCTCGGAGGCATCATAAGCTTTACGAATGGCATACGTTATGCAATTGGATTGAAGGTCTGCCGTATTCTGAGATGATTACCGGTGAAAGAAATGCAAAATAATTGTAAAAACTGCATTCATCTCAACGTATGTGCATATGTGATGCCTGATATTCCGACATGTGATTCATTTATAAGTGAAGATATTCTAGATAAGTTTATCGCTATTGGGAATATTAACGCTATTTCTGCTGAAGAAATAAATGCACTTGAGAGGCATTTCAACAAACTTGCTGAGGAAGGTAAACGATGAAAGGAGTTAAATCGATGAAAAAACTGATCGCATTGTTTCTTATAATGCTTCTGCTTATTTCTGCCTTTTCTGGATGCACTGTGCAGGAGGCGGACAAAGTAAACCACAACATGAATGTCGCTGCGGATAATTTCAACTGTGAACGTCGAATCACAGTTTACAATGCGCGTACTGACAAGATTATTCTGTACGCAGAGGGCTATATGTCTATCAGCAACAATAGCGCTTCTGAGTTGGTCGTAACGTGCAAAGTCGGAGAGAACGAGTACAAGAAGAATTATATTTATCTCAATGACTATACACTTTATGTAGTCGAAGACATTACCGGCACACATACTGATCCGTACCACTATCTGATCGAGTTCCATACTGAATTTCCGATCAACGTAGATGTGAAACCGTAACAGAGGAGGATTCAAATGGCTGAATTATTTAACCGAAACTTCATCCTGTTTACACAGGAGGAAGCGGATAAAATCAAAAAAGGTCTGCCAGTCTTACTTTATGATGAAGAAACGGGAAAGCAGATAGTGTTTATGACAGAAGACGGCTATAAAGAGCTGAATGACTGGTGGAACAGCCCTCCGGATTGATGAAGAATTTTGTAGTTGCGCGTGGAAACACAAAAAGCCAGTATTGCCTGGAACTGTTTGAAAAGGAGTTTAAGAAAAATATGTTAGAATGGGCAAAACGAGAAATTGAACTCGCATGCGATCAGGAACGTGGAGATCGCCCAAAAGACGAATTTGATTACGGATGTGCCTGCTATGCAAGTGCACTCAAAGCGTTTGAGAGCTTGCTGGAGGATGGACACAGCGGCATGAGTATCGGATACACCAAGCATATTCTGAATCGGCTGATTGATGGGAAAGTGCTGACACCGATTGAAGATACACCGGAGATGTGGAATGATTGTGCTCGATATGAATATGAGATTGGGTATTCCATACAGCAGTGCAAGCGAATGAGCAGTCTGTTTAAGTATATCTATGATGACGGGACAGTCAAATACAAAGACATCAATCGTTTTGTATGTACGTATGAAAGAGAACCTGGAATCACCTGGCATAGCGGTCTGATTGATAAGATTCTCAATGAAAAATTCCAAATCACAATGCCGTATATGCCGTCAGACAGGCCATTTATGGTTTATTGTTCTGAAGCGTTGACAGATCCTAAAAATGGCGATTTTGATACGGTCGCCATTTGGTATGTCAAGAAGCCTAATGGTGATCGTGAAGAGATCAACCGCTTCTTCAAAGAGGGTGAAGAAGATTGGGTTGAAATCGATGCTACTGAATACCAGAAACGAAAGGAAATTGAGATGACTGCCAATGCTACTGATTGATATTCGCCAGCAGCTTGCATGTGTCTTGGGCACAATCACCGGGTGGTGTGGCACAATTCCATATGACAAGCATGAAGAAGACGATTTATTCGAAATCAATGATGCTGAATACCAGAAACGAAAGGAAATGGAGGTTATCAATAATGGCACAGATTGATATTCGCAAGCATCTCGCATATCTCAATGAAAAATATGGCGTCGAGCTGGAGACTGATGATGTCAGTGATGGGTATCACACATTCGGAGATTTGTATGAGCAGCGCTGCATTCTGTTCGCAGCTCTGGTTGGAGCATATCGTGACCTGGCATGGAAGTCCAGATGTCATTCTGATGGTGAACCGTGCTTCGGCGGTGGTTGGTTTATCGTCGGTATTAACACACCGCAGGGGCAGTATACCTATCACTACCCCGAAGACGATTGGTATCTGTTCGACTGTGAAGAAGTTGAGCGGGCACCAGAATGGGACGGACATACGGCAGAAAATGTGACACGATTGCTGTCTTTGCAGACGCCCCCGATTCCGGATGTTGTGGGGTTCATGACGCTTAATAAATACAATCAGCCGGATAGTATCAGACCGGCATCGGAGGAATAAGAAATGATTATAATTGGATTGCTCGTATGGATCGGGGTTCAGCTTGAAGCTCCGGCCATTTTTTATATTTTGCTTGGTCTTCATGTGATGATGAAGCTTCTGGCATTTGGCGTTAAGTTGGGAGAGAAGACATGAGTAACGCTATTATGTGCGAAACTTGTGCGCATGCTAGCGTATGTAAGCACCAAGTTGAGTTCACTGAAATCCAGAAACAACTTGATAACTTCAAGGCTAGCATTGATACCGGTAACAAGATGTCTTTAGCCCCAATTACGAGCTTTGATTACATCGAAGTTCCTAGACTGAGATGCAAGGATTTTCTTGTTACTAGAGTTTATACCAGTAGAAGAGAAGGAGTATTCGATAATGAATCCAAATGAAATTGATGTGATGAAACTGACCCCGGAAGATGAATTGTTTAACATCGGACGGAACGAAATTGTATCCGATGACGAGATTCGGAAAAGAATGAAAAATCTTCAGAACGAGATCGCGCAACTCAGAAAAGAAAACTGTCGAGTTTACGACCAGCGTACCCAGATCGCTGATGAGAAAAAACAGCAGGCTGCTTATATTCTGGAACTTCAAGAGGAGATCGCGCAACTCAGAAAAGAAAACTGTCAGGTTTGTGACCAGCGTAATTTGCTTGCTGATGAGAAAAAACAGCAGGATGCTTATATTTTAGAACTTCGAGAGGAACTCGAGCGTATTCGCAGGGCGGCGAACAACAGCATTGATTCCTCTCAGATGGCTCTGAAGGACGCTGACGCTAAGATCCAGTCCGCCAATGATCGAGCAGCCAATGCAAAGAAAGAGGCTAAGGAAGCCAAGGAGAGGGCTGATAGCGCTTCTGAGAGGGTTCGGTATCTGGAACGTAAGCTCAGAGATGTGGAGAGTCTAAACGATTCGCTGATGAAGGAGCTTGCAAGAAGACCGGGATGCCAACCTGAGATTAGAGAACATGATGCAGATATCTATCAGCTGGATGTTCTGAAGTATGCTCCAGATCATCATGATTACCTGCTGAATGTTATCTATGCTGCGTTGGGTATGTGCGGTGAAGCCGGAGAAGCATCTGAGCTTATCAAAAAGTATGCATTTCATGGACATACAATTGATACGGAGCATCTGGCACGAGAGCTTGGAGATGTTCTTTGGTATGTATCCTATATAGCACATCTGTTTGGATATCCTCTCGGCAAAATCATGGCTATGAACCAGGAGAAGCTGGCCAAACGGTATCCAGATGGTAAGTTTGACGCAGAAAGAAGCAGAAACCGGAAGGAGGGTGATATTTAATGCCTCTGTTCAAACGAAGCGGAAAAACCATTTTTTGCTGTCAGTTTAATCAAAAGGAACAAGAGGCATTGGAACGTGAAGTTCGATCTCAGCTTGCCGAGTGGAGCCGAAAGAACATGATGGAAATCGATGCAATGTTCCTCTGGTTTATGCATGAAAAATTCGGTTTCGGAATGAAGCGCCTGCGCAGAGTGTACTTTGGATTCAGACCGTACATGGAGCAGCTGGCAAAGCGGTATGATATGAAGGGATCCGATACGCCATTTCTGTGTACAAAGAAATTGCTGGACTATGGCGTTGACCTTGAACAATGGGATAAAGAAGTGGATCAGATGGTTGAAGAATGATCGACTCCAGATGATTGATACAATCAAAGAAGTGTTTTTGAAAGCCATTCACTAATTCTAATAGCTCTTGTGGGGTCCTTCGTGGGCCTCACAGGGGCTTTTCTTTTTGCTATTTTAGAAGAAAAGTGGGTAAAATTTCTGCCCACTTTAGTCAAATAAAAAGTGGGCACAACCCGGGCAAAACTGGGCAGAACGCAAAAATTGGGCGTTTTAGACTCGAAGTTTTTGAAAATTTTTGGCCAAAAATGGCCATTTGCCCACTTTCTGCCCACTTTTTGCCCACTTTTGAAAAGCCGAAAACCCTAGTATTCTCAACGGTTTTGGGGTTTTCTGCCCACTTTCCCACTTTTTTTCTTATTAACCCTAGAGAAAAATTTTTATTATAGTAATAAGGGATTTTTCAAAAAAGTGGGCAGAGCGTGATTTTCGTTGATTTTGAGGAAATTCAATGAGATGCCAAAAATCCGAAAAATCTAACATAGCTTAGCGAGAACAAACCTAGATTAAAATTACCAGATTTAGGACATCGCGTGAAAAGTTCAGAAAAGTTATTTTTTCTTGAAGCTGATGACTACGCGTGAAAAACATGCCCTTTTATGAAGAGAGAGGCAATATATGCTTCTCTCTTTAATTTTTGTTTGGAGGTTTAACAATCTCATGTTGGAAAACAAATTTAAGACGAAGCTCATTAAAGAGATTCGCGAACGACTTCCAGGAGCAATCGTGCTTCATATCAATCCGCCTCCGCAGGGCATTCCCGATCTTATCGTTTTGAATGGCGAACGTTGGGCTGCTCTGGAAGGAAAGAAGGAGTCCAATTCGAGTCATCGACCAAATCAGGATTATTGGATTGAGAAGATGAACAAGATGTCGTTCGCTGCGTTTATCAGTCCCGAGAACAAGGAGGAAGTTCTGAATGCAATGGAACGATCATTCTCGGATTGAAGGTCGGCATGCAACATTTGCTGCGAGTAAGTATAATTGGCTGACCTATACAGACGATAAGCTTGTCACAGTTTACGACAATATGAAGGCAAAAGAAAGAGGAACTGTTCTTCATGCGTTCGCTGCGACCTGCATCCGTCTCGGACAAAAGCTTCCTCGATCGCATAAGACCCTCAATCAATACGTGAATGATGCAATTGGCTTCCGAATGGATCCCGAAGTGCTGCTATACTATTCTGATGACTTTTTTGGAACAGCCGACACAATTGCATTTCGGGACGGTCTTCTTCGAATTCATGATTACAAGAGCGGAGAGATTGAGGCACATATGGAGCAGCTTCTGATCTATGACGCTCTTTTCTGTTTGGAGTACGCTGTGTCTCCATACGAGATCGATCATGAACTTCGCATCTATCAAAACGATAATGTCAACATCTATAATCCAACAGGCCAGGAGATTATGGATATTTGTGACAGAATCATTCGTTTTAACAAATTATTGATACAACATCGTAAGCAGGAGGTCTGACGATATGAACTCTATTGCTCAGGAAATGGAGAGCTTCTTTGGGATCAACGACATGCTGAACTGTGATGATCCAGTCGCTCTCGACATTTTGATGCACTATGGTATCAAACGACGTTCCGGACGATATCCGTGGGGCTCCGGCGACAATCCTTATCAACATTCCGGCGACTTTCTCAGCCGCGTAGAAGAACTTCGAAATCAGAAATATACCTTTACCGATGCAGATGGTAAGACCTATACTGGCGATCTCGCGATTGCAAAATCGATGGGATTGACTACCAGTCAGCTGAGAGTCCAGCTCAGTCTTGCAAATGCCGAACGGAGGAGCATTGACGTTGCGCAGGCCAAGGCTCTTCGAGAGAAAGGCATGAGCACCAATAAGATTGCAGAAGAGATGGGCATTGCTGAATCTTCGGTTCGTTCCCTTTTGAATGCGAATTCGGAAACGCGAATGAATCAGGCTCAGAAAACTGCTGATTTTCTGCGAGAGCAAGTAGATACTCGTGGAATGATTGACGTTGGGACTGGCTCTGAACTGGAACTCGGTGTCTCAAAGGAACGCATGAATCAGGCACTTTACATTCTTCAGATGGAAGGCTATAAGGTGTATGGTGGTGGTGTTCCGCAGGCAACGAATCCTGGTAAGCAGACAAACCTGAAAGTTCTTTGCCCTCCTGGTACAGAACATAAAGAAATCTTTCAGTATGATAAGATCAATTCTTTGAAGGACTACAAGTCCTATGACGGTGGTGATACCTTTAAACCGGCATTCCAGTATCCTGCAAGTCTGGATTCCAAACGTCTTCAGATCAATTATGCCGAGAATGGCGGTAAAGAAAAAGACGGTCTGATCGAACTTCGCAGAGGCGCAGCTGATTTGTCTTTGGGCGATTCCAACTACGCGCAGGTTCGCATCATGGTAGATGGCACGCATTACCTCAAAGGTATGGCTGTCTACTCAGACGATCTTCCAAAGGGCGTGGATGTTCGGTTCAATACCAACAAATCTGTCGGTACTCCGATGGAGAAAGTTTTGAAACCTATCAAGGATGATCCTGCTAATCCGTTTGGTGCGCTTGTGAAAGAGCGTGGTGGTCAGAGCTATTACACAGACAAAGACGGAAAAGAGAAGCTGTCTCTCATCAATAAGACTCGCGAAGAAGCAGACTGGACGGAATGGGCAAACCGTGTTCCATCTCAGTTTCTTTCAAAACAAAGTCTTGATTTGGCACAGAAACAGCTCAATGTGGCAAAAGCCGATAAAGCTGATGAGTTCTCTGAAATCATGGCACTTGAGAACCCGACTGTTAAAAAGAGACTTCTTCAGTCTTTTGCTGATGACTGCGATACAGCTGCAGTTCATTTATATGCAGCGGCTCTGCCACGTCAGCAGTATCATGTTATTCTGCCTGTAACTTCGATGAAAGACAATGAGATCTATGCACCGAACTATAAAAACGGTGAGACTGTTGCTCTGATTCGATACCCACATGGCGGAACGTTTGAGATCCCCATTCTGAAAGTTAACAATCGTCAGGCAGATGCAAAGAAAATGATTGGCACAACCTCTGCAGATGCAGTCGGTATCAATGCTCATGTTGCAGAGCGTCTGTCTGGAGCGGACTTTGATGGCGACACTGTTATGGTCATCCCCTGCAACTCTGCAACCTCCAGAGTGCGCATCACCTCTAAACCCCCGCTTCGGGAATTGGAAGGCTTTGACCCAAAGATGGAATATGCAGAGAAGCCGGGTATGACCTATATGAAGTATAAACGTGCAGACGGAAAAGAAGTCGATAACACGCAGCTTCAAATGGGTATGATTTCAAACCTTATTACTGACATGACACTTCTTGGTGCGACAGAATCTGAGCTTGCTCGTGCTGTCAAGCACAGCATGGTCGTCATTGATGCGGCTAAGCATAAACTTGACTATAAACAAAGCGAGATCGATAATGGTATCGCTTCTCTGAAACAGAAGTATCAGGGTTCGTATGACGAGAATGGTAATTACCATGAGGGCGCTGCGACTTTGATCTCCCGCGCCAAATCTCAGCAGTCTGTGACCAAACGTCAAGGCAGTCCGAAAATCGATCCGAATACAGGCGAGCTGATCTGGAAAGAGGTCGACGAACCAACTTACGTGAACTCCAAAGGTCAGACGATCCGCAGAACACAGGCTTCCACAAAGATGGCTGAAACAAAGGATGCCCGTTCCCTGATCTCTGATCTTGGCAGTTCAATGGAAGAAGCCTACGCTGATTACGCAAACACTATGAAAAGCTTTGCAAACCAGGCACGACTCCAGATCGTTCATACAAAAGACACCCCCTACTCTCCTGAAGCTCGTGCCAAGTACGATTCTGAGGTTCGCTCTTTGGATGCAAAGCTCAAGACTGCACTTTTGAATGCCCCTCGTGAACGGCAGGCACAGACAATTGCGAATGCCGTGGTGGCTGCTAAGAAGGAAAGCAATCCGAATATGACTAAGGGTGAAATTAAGAAGGCTTCTCAGCAAGCACTTGTGGAGGCACGAAATTCTGTAGGCGCGCATCGCCAGGCAATTAAGTTGGACGAAAAGGAATGGGAAGCGATTCAGGCCGGCGCAATTTCGAAGACGCAGTTGGAGAAAATTATTGCAAATACCGACCTCGATAGCTTAAGAACTTGGGCTACACCTCGTACAAAGACCACTCTCTCTGATGCAAAAGTTCTTCGTATGAAGGCTCTTTATGAAGCTGGTAATACAACCGAAGAAATTGCTACAGCCTTAGGTGTTTCTTCGTCTACAGTTTCGAAGTATTTACATAAAAAGGATGGTGTCGCATAATGGCTTTAACGCATAATGCAATGCTGACGACGTTCGATAATCCTTATGATCCTTTTGAACAGTTCCCCCTGTGGTTTATGTTCGACATTCAAAAAGGCTACAATTCGTGCGCATATCTTGGACGAATTGCAAAAGTTTCGGATCAATTCAGTCAGGAAGAGAATGAACGTGAAGTTGAGCTTGCGATTGATGAAATTGTAAAGAATGATTTCCTAAACATTTATCGCAAAGTGACCAAAGCAAAGCCTGAGAATGAGATGAACTGATGCAAGAAGTGTTTTGGCGGCCTAAAGTTGCCTTTCTTTTGCTGTTTGACTCGTTTTGTGTGTTATTTAGCTTTACTGTTATCGCTGCAATTATCATTTGACAGGGAAATTCTTTAGTAGAACATATAATATAATATCAAATGATATAGGGGGAGGGGTTTCAAATATCACACCCCCTCCTTTATCGCG